ATAGAGCAAAAGTCTTATGATGAAGATGATGCAGAAGAATTAATAAAAGATTTAGAAGGGGAGGTTTAAACGTTATGGACAAAGATAAATTGAGTGAACAAGAATTACTTGACAGGCTTGACAATGAGTTTTATGATGTAGATTTTAGTGTACATGAGAGTGCGACAAAAGGAACTGTAGCTGTTGTGTATTTTTATGAAGATAAATTTGAGGAGGTTTAAACAGTATGAACGTAGATAGCGACAAACCAAGATACATTGAGTGTATCTATCAAGCACCAATTACTTTTGATTTAGAAGAATTAGGAGTTGACTTTAATGAGGTAGACGATTACTATATCAAATATGGAACGCTTTACATTACATATAAAGATGGTAGCACAGCAGAACATGATGGAGATATTGGCGACCCAGATTATAAATGGGCAGACAAAGAAAATATATTAACAGATGGTTGGGATTTTGTGGAGGGACTTAATGGATAATGACTTAATTAAAACGGAGCAAATGTATCAGATACGAGAACGTTTAAACAGACTCTGGCAGATACATGACAGACCTGATTTGTTTGACGACTGTTGCGAGTTCATGTATGATAATCAAAGCAATGATGATGATACGACTTTACTGATAAAGTTTCTATCTCATCATGCAACAGGTGGCTTATCTTCTAAAGAGTTAGATGATATGGCTAATGAATATCAACAGGATATGTTTAAACAAGATGAAGATTATTGTGAGCATTGTGGAGATACACTTGACAAATGCACAGGATATAAATGTTGGATAAAATAAAGGAGGAACTATGAATATATTTTATTTTGATGATAGCCCAATAGAGTGTGCAATAGCACAACCTGATAAGATGTTGGTAAAAATGCCATTGGAAACAGCACAGATGTTATGCACAGCACATAGAGAAATAGATGGAGATGAATATGCAGATAGTGTAGGACTTTACAAACGAGCATACTGGAATCATCCATGTACTGTATGGGCAAGAGAATCTAGATTAAATTATCTTTGGTTGTATGTACACTTCCTAGCTTTAGGTAGCGAGTATAAGTTTAGATATGGGAGAGAACATGCAAGTATAACTAAACTAAAAGAACCTTTAAAAAAGATACCAAACATTACTAAAAAAAGTATGACACCACTTGCACAAGCTATGCCAGATGAATACAAGAACGATAACCCTATTAAAGCGTACAGAGATTACTGTATCAATGAGAAGCATTACGCTAAGTGGGAGAAAGGCAGAGCCAGACCAGACTGGTGGACAAGGGAGGTAGCATGATTATAGAAGTAAAAGCAGACAACGTAGCTTACATAACAACATCAACAGGTAAGATAATCTACATTGATGATTCAACAGATGAATTAATTATAGATACTTGGGATATGAATGGACAACCTATCGAACCTTTGATAACATTTACACCAGACTTTGAAATAAAAGATAAACCAACACTACAATTAGTTAAAGATAACAAGGAGGAAGACAATGAGTGATACATTAAGAATAGGAGATGATGTTCTATGGAGAGGTAGCTTTGGTATGGAAGAACCTAGAAAGGTAATGGTAACAGGAATCCAGCTAAACTATTCTAACGGAAGTAAAGAAGGTATTCCAGTAGAGGAGATTGATTGGTGGCATATACAAGAACGTAATCAAATCCTTGACTTAGATAATGGTCATTGGTGTTGGGCATTTCAAATAGAACCAGTAGTAGAGTATGTTTAAACAGACTCAATTAATTAACAAAGTGTTTGACTTACCTTATAAAAAATGTTATAATCTTTTAAATTTTTTAAGGTATCAAACAAATAATTATAATAATTAATAAATTAAATAATTAAAATATTTTAAAAAGGATATAAATATGAGTGATGATACAAAAAGAATTATAAATATTGATGATGTTGTAGATGATTACTACAATAATGCACCGATAGTAGATACAAATGAGTATAGTGAGGATGTGTTAGGAGAGGAGGACTATGATGACAGAGCATGATGATAGGGTTAGTCAACAAAGGTTGCTACTTGAAGCAGAAGAGTGGGCAAAAGTTCCTAAAGCGGTACATATTCACAGCTTAAAATCTATGTGGTATGATGATAGACCTTGGGATACTGAGGTTGGTAAGGTTATGGACATAGAATACAATAATGGATTGATTGTTAGAAAAAAATATGGAGAGACAATACATACTTTTGGAGAAGAAAAGACAGGTCAAGAATTAATAGATTTATATTGCAGAGGTGGAGCATGACACCACAATTTAATGGAAGAGATTTTATTTATTTGTTTTTTATGTTGGCTTGTTTTATCGTAGCTTTTAGTATTTGCGACAGAACGTTTAAACAAGATTGCTATATCATAGATACAAGGTATATGGTATGACACAAAACTTTTCTAAAAAAGAATTAGAAAATTCTAAAAGAATATTTAAATCAGCAACACCTAAGTATGATTTATCTTGGTATGTTAAATGGTCAGCATCAGCCATCATGTTAGTAGCAATGTCGTTTAGAGGTGCACAAGTTTTACCACAGTTTGATTTATTACTATCCTTTGTAGGATGTTTAGGTTGGTTGTGGGTAGGGGTTCTGTGGAAAGACAGAGCATTAATTATTTTAAATGCGGTAGCAGTAGTGATATTGTTTAGCGGTATTTTAAAACTATTCTTAGGAGGGTAGTATGAGAGAAGAGATTATACAAGCACTAAAAAATAATTTAGAAGGCTTGATTGGTTGGCACATTATGAACGTAAACATAATGCTAGACAAAGCGGTAGGAGTTCCAGAACATCCAGACTTATTGAAGACTATTGAAGAAGAGCTACAAGCTATATCAGATTACAACGATAAGCTAGAAGTTTTAAATAAATATTTTTAAATAACGCTGGACTTTACAAAGGAGATATGTTATAATGCCTGACATGATTGACAACAAGACAAGGACATTAACGAGGGATGAGTATAGAAACTTTCAAAACTTCATCAGCTCACAGCCAAATCAGTTTGGTTATATGGTTGAGCACATTGATGATTTTTTTAAGATTTCTTTTCTTAAAGATGTTAGTTTTTGTTGGGATGAATTTTTTAAATACAATGATGAGAATGTTCGTGGCGTATCATAGGAATAGCCCTCATAAATTTCCTTTTAAACCTATGGTATTCGATTCAGTCGTGCAAGTTTCTGGTCTTGTGCCCTTAAAACCAGCTCCTTTTGAAACGTTTAAACGTGGTGCTAGAGCCACCGTAAAATCCTTTCCCCTTATCAATCAGGTTTGTGAAAGGTTGTGGATGAAGCAGGATAAGAACTACACCAAGTACTGCCACCCGTTTAAACAATCTCAAATTAATTTCAAAAAACTATTGAACTCAAAGCCAAAGTATGATATAATGGCAACACTTAATACAACCTACGGAGGATAAAACTATGGAGTATGAGTATTTAGATGGAAAGAGTATGTATGCTAATGTCAGCACACCTAACAGGAGATTTGAACCACATAAGTATCAAATCGTTGTGCTTACAGATGAGGATACTGCTAATAGACTAGAGGGTCTAGGTTTAAAACAAGTGAGAACCAGAGATGGTCAACTCAAGTATGATGAACCTGCATTCTCTTTTAGTAGACATGCCAACAGAAAAGATGGTACGCCTAACGCTGCACCTAAGTTATTAGATGGAGAAGGTAATCCGCTTGATGTTGCTGTTGGAAATGGCTCAACTGTAAGGGTTAAGATAAAGCCTTATACAGGAAATTACGGGACGTTTGCAGAACTTATGGCTGTAAAAGTTCTTAACTTAGTAGAATATGATTCAGAGGGAGACTCTGATAACGAGGAATTTTAATTATGATTATCAATATTAAAAATGATGACGGGGAAATTCAATACGATGTTAATAAAATAGCAGATGAGGATAAGAAACGTGGAGCAACTGTAACTATCTCAAAGGTAGGAAGTTTAGAAACTATTATAGAGGCTTTACAGTTTGCTAGTTCTACTCATAGAAGTAATCTGGAGAATCTTTTAAAAGAAACTCCTGAAGCTATGGTAGAAAATGATGAGCCTGTTGAGGATGCAGAAACTATAGAAGAAGAATCAACAGATAACGTTTAAACAGTCGGAGGGCTAACATGGAAAAAACTTGGGATAAAGTTCATCAACCTTGTCCGCTTTGTGATAGTAGTGATGCTGTCGGAATCAACGAAGATGGTTCAGCAAAGTGTTTCAGTTGCGGGGAGTTTATGCCTGACTATAATAAATCATGTGAGGGAAAAGATATGGAATTTCAAACTGAAACTAAAAAACCTGACGTAGTAGATGAGGGAATATTTGCAGCTTTGTCTGACAGAAAAATCTCTCAGCCTACTGCTACTAAGTATGGAGTAAAGGTAGCACATGACCATCAAGGTAATGTCATCAAACACTTTTACCCTTACTACAACGGACATGAACTAGCAGGTACTAAGTGTCGGCACGTGAAGACTAAAGACTTCTTCGTAGCTGGTACTTATAATGAAACAGGATTGTTCGGACAACAACTCTTCAAGAGTGGCAAGTATGTCACGATAACGGAAGGGGAGTGTGATGCTATGGCAGCTTACGAATTGCTAGGAAGTAAATGGGCTGTAGTATCCATCAAACGTGGTGCTCAAGGAGCTGTACGTGATGTTAAAGAAAGCCTAGAGTTCTTTGATGAATTTGAAAATGTAATCATTGCATTTGATAATGACAAGGCAGGGAAGGAAGCAGCAGTAAAGGTAGCGAGGCTGTTTAAACCTAGTAAGGCTAAGATAGTTACACTCCCCAATGGGTACAAAGACCCTAACGATATGCTTAAAAATAACAAGCATAAAGAGTTTGTTGAATCATGGTGGGCAGCTAAAGTCTATACCCCATCTGGTGTTATCAATGTCTCAGAGCAGCGAGATAAGTTCCACAACAGAGAGAAGAAGCAAAGTGTTCCTTATCCTTACAAAGGATTGAATAAGAAACTATATGGACTCAGACAAGGAGAACTTGTAACTCTTACAGGTGGTACAGGACTAGGTAAGTCAAGTGTTACTAGAGAACTAGAGCATTGGCTTATCAAAGAGACAAAGGATAACGTTGGTATCATAGCACTTGAAGAGGACTGGAGAAGAACTATCGATGGTATCTTATCTATCGAAGCTAACGCCAGACTTTACATTGACCAAGAACGAGAGAAGTTTTCTGTTGAAGAATTAGATAAGATGTTTGACATCTTGTATGATGGGGACAACAAGAACAGAGTATGGGTACATTCTCATTTTGGAACTAACGACATCGATGACATCTTTACCAAACTAAGATTTATGATTATCGGATGTGATTGTAAGTGGGTAGTGGTAGACCATTTACATATGTTAGTTAGTGCGGTGCATGAAGGAGATGAGAGACGTGCCATTGATTCTATTATGACAAGACTTAGAAGCTTAGTAGAAGAAACAGGTGCTGGTATTATTTTAGTTTCCCACTTACGTAGAGTAGATGGTAACAAAGGACATGAGAATGGTATTGAGGTATCACTCTCTCATCTTAGAGGTTCAAATAGTATTGGACAATTAAGTGATTGTGTGATAGCATTGGAACGTAATCAACAGTCAGACGATGCAGAAGAAGCGAGAACAACAAGGATGCGTATATTAAAATCAAGATACACAGGAGATGTTGGAATGGCTTGTAGTGTTATGTATGATAATGATACAGGAAGATTGACTGAAGTTAGTAATGATGATATAATGTTTGATGATGATTCAGACGAAGCATTTTAATTATGGATTTAGTATTTGACATAGAGACAGATGATTTAAACGCCACGAAGGTGTGGTGTATTGTAGCTCAAGACCCTTTAACTGGTCAGATATTTAAGTTTACACCAGATGAATTACAAAAAGGTTATGAGTTCTTAGCTACTGCTGATACTTTAATTGGTCATAACATTATTGGATTTGATATACCTATGATACATAAGTTTAGTGATGTAGATTTATCAAAGATACCTGTAATAGATACGCTAGTTTTATCCAGACTATTCAACCCAACTAGAGAGGGTGGACATAGCTTAGAAAATTGGGGATACAAATTAGGATTCAACAAGATTGACTTCAATGATTATTTAAATTACTCTCAAGAAATGCTAGACTATTGTGTAAGAGATGTACAACTTAATACTCAAGTCTTCAAAGAACTAAGAAAAGAAAGTAAAGGATTCTCAAAAGATTCCATCGAGTTAGAACAAGGTGTAGCTCGTATCATAAAGCAGCAAGAGACAAATGGATTTAAGTTTGACATCTTACACGCTGAACTTTTGTTAGCAGAGTTAAGAGAAAAGAAACAAGCCATTGAGGATGAGGTACAGAAGACGTTTAAACCTAAGTGGGTAGATAGTAAGTTAGTTACTCCATACATTAAAAAGGATGGACAACTTTCTAAACGTGGACTCACGGATGAAGAATATACAAACTGTTTAAACACTTCCAACTATAATCCATTCATGCGTAAGACTTTACAAGAGTTTAATCTTGGTAGTCGTAAACAGATTGGAGAATACCTAATTGATTTTGGGTGGAAGCCAGATAGATTTACACCAACAGGTCAGCCTATTGTAGATGAGAAAACATTATCAAAGATAACGCACATACATGAAGCTAAATTGATTGCAGACTTTTTATTACTACAGAAAAGAATTGCACAGATTGATTCATGGTTTGAAGCAGTCACAGATGATGGAAGAGTACATGGGTTTGTCATACCTAACGGTACGATAACAGGTCGTATGACTCATCGTAATCCTAACATGGCACAAGTACCAAGTGTATCTAGCCCTTTCGGTAAGGAATGCAGAGCATGTTGGACTGTAGAAGAAGGTAATGTTTTACTAGGAGTAGATGCTAGTGGACTAGAAATAAGAATGTTAGCACACTATATGGCTGACGAGGAGTTTATAAATGAAATCATTAACGGAGACATTCACACCGCCAATCAAAGACTTGCACAGCTTGAATCTAGAGATAAGGCAAAAACATTCATCTATGCACTCATGTACGGAGCAGGAGATGAAAAGCTTGGAAGTGTGGTTGGAGGAAGTAAGGCAGATGGTCGAAGAGCTAGACAACATTTCTTCGATAATAAGCCTTCATTTAAATCTCTTAGAGATAGAGTACAAAGAGCATCTACAAAAACTTACCTCAAAGGAATAGATGGTAGAAAGTTATATGTTAGAAATCAACACTCGGCATTGAATACATTATTACAGGGAGCAGGTTCTATTGTTATGAAGAAAGCTCTTGTTGATTTAGATTTAATGTTACGTTTAAACACTATTGATTATAAGTTTGTTGCTAACATACATGATGAATGGCAAATAGAAGTTAAAGAAAGTCAAGCAGAATTTACAGGCTCTCTTGCTGTTGATAGTATTATCAAAGCTGGAGAAAGTTTTAACCTTCGCTGTCCTTTAGATGGCGAATATAAAATAGGAGGGAATTGGAGTGAAACCCATTAAAGAAGACAGAAAGAAATTTGACATAGACTTACAGTATGGTACAATCCGTGAAGAAAAGATTGTAGATATGCTAACTAATAAAAAGATAGAAGTCAAGTCAGAACGTGGTATGTGGATGAAGACAGGAAACATCTGTGTTGAATATGAATGCTGGAACAAACCATCAGGAATAAGAACAACAGAATCTGATTACTGGTTTCATAATCTATGTGTTGGCGATAATGAATTTTGTACTTTAGTTTTTAAAACAGATGTATTGAAAACTATTGTAGATAAATTAGATTATTTTAAAACAGTATCGGGTGGAGATAACAACGCAAGTAAAATGTTCTTAGTTAATTTACAGAAATTATTTTCTAGTGATGTAATCAAAGCATTCAAGGAGTCAGAAAATGACAAAGAAAAATAAAAAAACTATTGACAGTTCTTCTCAGGAAGTATATAATAAACTAGCAGCTTCTAAATATAAATCGGAAGCTGGTCATTGGTACTCCAAAGATGGAGAACCTATGTACACAATCATAGGTGCTAATGGTAAAGAAAGAAATACCAATCTACGAGATGCTAGGTCTCTAGGATTAGTACCTTCAGTCACTACGATTCTAGGTATGGTAGCTAAACCATCCTTAGAAAACTGGAAAATAAATCAAGCCTTAAACTCTGCACTTACTTTAGAAAAGCAAGATGACGAATCCTTAGAGGGGTTTGCTTTCAGATGTAAACAACATTCTAAAGAGATAGGTTTAAACGCAGCGAAGAAAGGTACAGAGATTCATGCTAAGATTGAACAAGGTTTCTTAGGGCTAGGTACGTCTAAGCCTTACGAAATAATTCAATCATGGTTGGATGAAAACTTTCCAGATGAAGAGTGGATAGCAGAAGATTCCTTCTGTGCAAAACAAGGATATGGTGGTAAGATAGACTTATATTCTAAGTCAGGTATATTCGTTGACTTTAAAACTAAAGACAACTTAGATGGTAAAGAACCTGCTAAATTAGTTTATGATGACCACGGTATGCAACTATCTGCGTATGCTCAAGGATGCAATATAGATAATCCAGAGAGGGTTTCTATCTTTGTAGATAGAGAGGATACAAGCTTAGTCTTATGTCATATATGGGATAAAGAATCCCACGAGAAACATAGAGATATGTTCAACAGTATATTAAAGTATTGGCAACTGGTAAAGAATTATGAATGGCAAGAAAGCTAAAAGATTAAGACGTAAAGCAGAGAACATGTTAATTGAATGGTTGAGAACTATGACCCCTGATAGTGAAGACACTTCTAAGATTAACAAAAAAAACTTACATGAGTTTTTACCAGAGCAAACACACGTCTATGGTATGGGTAGAATTTTATTAAGTGCTTATAGCTTACGATGGTTTAATAAAAAAATAAAACGTAATCCTGATATTACATTAGAGGAATTATTACGTGGCTAGAAAACCAAGAAAGCCAAGACCTAAAAAGATTAACGTACCTAAAGGCTATGATAGTTTGTGGGAGGTTAGCTTACACGAAAATGTTTTAAGTAAATGGCAGCATCATAGTGAGATGATTGACTATGTAGTGAAGCATAGATACGAACCAGACTTTGTTAAAGAGTTCAATGGTAAAACAATTTTGTTAGAAGCTAAAGGTAGATTTTGGGACTATGCAGAGTATAGTAAGTACATACATATACGAGAGGCATTACCTAAAAATTATGAGTTAGTATTTTTATTTCAGAAACCTTACTCACCTATGCCACAAGCTAAGAAAAGAAAAGATGGTACAAAAAGAACTCATGCAGAATGGGCAGAGACAAATAACTTTACATGGTATGGAGAAGATAACTTACCAGAGGAATGGGTATGAAGAAAAGAGATTACAAATTTACAGAGGATAAAATTTTAGAAACAATTAAATCTCATATTGATTCAACATATACTGAACATTATGCTAGAGGTAAATATCAAGCGACAGATATGATACTTGATGCTGGACACGGTGAAGGTTTCTGTATTGGTAACATTATGAAATACGCTATGAGGTATGGAAAGAAGAATGGTAAGAATCCAAATGACTTGCTAAAGATTATTCACTATGCTATAATAGCCTTATATTTAACAGGAAAACAAGATGATGGAAGATAAGATAGGCAAGAAACCTTACCTCGGTATATGTATAGATTATGATAAAGAAAAAAAGTTTGATAAGTTTAGTTTAGATACACTCAAAGACAGATACTTTTGGGATAATGAAACCCATGCTCAAGAAGCTTTTGCTAGAGCTTCAGTATTTGCAGCAACATATAAAGGAGAAACAGATTATGAATTGGCTCAGAGACTTTATAACTACAGCTCCGATTGTTGGTTTATGTTCAGTACTCCTATACTTAGCAACGGAGGTACAACTCGTGGGCTTCCTATCAGTTGCTTCCTTAATTATGTTCCTGACAGCAGGGTTGGTTTATCTGCTCATTACGATGAGAACATTTGGTTGGCAAGTTCGGGTGGAGGCATCGGTGGATATTGGGGAGATGTGCGTAGTAATGGTATTTCTACTACTCACGGTTCTCGTTCTACTGGGTCAATCCCCTTTATGCATGTCGTAGATTCACAGATGTTAGCCTTTAATCAAGGCACTACAAGACGTGGAAGTTATGCAGCATACATGGACATTAGCCATCCAGAGATTGAAGAGTTTATAAATATTAGAAGAGAGTCAGGTGGTGATATTAATAGGAAGTGTTTAAACCTTCACAATGGAATAAACATTACCAATGCATTCTTAGAAGCTGTAGAGAACGATGAAGACTGGAGACTGATAGACCCTAAGACTAACGAAGCTGTTAAGACGGTCAATGCTAGAGACTTATGGTGGCAAATACTTTTTGCTAGAGCTGAAACAGGTGAGCCATACATGATTAACATTGATACGTGTAACGAAGCTTTACCAAAATCACAGAAAGATTTAGGACTAAACATAAGGCAAAGTAATTTATGTTCAGAGATTACCTTACCTACTAACGAAGAACGTACAGCAGTTTGTTGTTTATCTTCTGTCAACTTAGAACACTTTGATAAGTGGTCAAAGAATGATGAGTTCATTAATGATTTAATTACAATGCTCGATAACGTCTTACAACATTATATTGATAATGCTGTAGACACATCACAACTCGGAGAATATAGTGCAAACTTCAAACGTTTTTCAAAATATATTAAAGAAGATAAGGAAGGTTATACCAAGTCAGCTTACTCAGCGTATAGGGAAAGGTCTCTTGGTCTTGGGGCAATGGGCTTCCACGCTTATCTTCAATCTAAAGGAATACCTTTTGAAGGTATATTCGCAACTGGCTTTAATCATAAAGCCTTTAGTCACATCAAAAGAGAAGCGACAAAAGCTTCTCAATACTTGGCAGAAGAAAGGGGTGAAGCTCCTGATATACATGGTTCAGGGCTTAGAAATGCTAATCTACTTGCTATTGCTCCTAACGCTTCTTCCGGTATTATTTGTAGTGGGACTTCCCCTAGTATTGAGCCTTATAGGGCTAATGCATATACGCACAAAACTTTGTCAGGTACTTACCAAGTTAAGAACAAATACTTAGATAAACTTTTAAAGTCTAAAGGATTGAAAGGTAAAGAACTTGAAGAAGTTTGGAAAGATATATCAGGTAATGATGGTTCAGTTCAACAGCTAGAGATACTAGATGAGAAAGAAAAAGAACTATTCAAAACCGCAAATGAAATAAATCAAATATGGATTGTCGAACATGCACATATGAGACAAGAATTTATTTGTCAAAGTCAAAGTGTAAATTTATTTTTTACACTACCTAAGACTACGGATAGCCAAGAAGTACATGATGAATATATGCAGTATGTAAATGATGTTCATTGGTATGGAATGCATAAACTTAAATCGCTATATTACTTTAGGTCTAATGCAGCTAGAAACGTAGAGAATGTTAACATAAAAATTCCTCGTATTAAATTAGATGATGAGGGATGTATTGCCTGTGAAGGTTAAGGAGAACTAATGAGCTTACTATCAACAAGAGATTACTATAAACCGTTTGAGTATCCGTGGATGTACGATTACTACAAACTACAAAATCAAATGCATTGGATGCCAGAATCTGTACCATTACATACAGATGTAAAAGATTGGCAGGACATTTCACCAACAGAAAAAAATCTATTGACTCAAATCTTTAGATTATTTACTCAGTCAGATGTCGATGTAGCGAGTGGATATATAGATAAATATATGCCCATCTTTAAAAAACCAGAAGCAAGAATGATGATGAGTTCTTTTGCTAACATGGAATCAATCCATCAAGATGCCTACAGTTTATTACTTGACACAGTTGGAATGCCTGAGTTAGAATATAAAGCATTCTCAGAGTATGAAGAGATGGCAGACAAGCATGACTATGTGGGAACGTTTAAACCACGTAAGAATGATAAGAGAACTATTGCAAAAACATTAGCAGTTTATTCTGCATTTACAGAAGGACTACAATTATTTAGTAGCTTTGCAATCTTGTTAAACTTTCCAAGATTCGGAAAGATGAAAGGTATGGGACAGATTGTAACTTACTCTATTCGTGATGAGTCAATGCATGTTGAAGCCATGACTAAATTATTTAGAGAGTTCATACAAGAGAACATTGACATATGGACAGATGATTTTAAAAAAGAGTTGTATGAAATATGTAGAGAGATGGTAACGCTGGAAGATAAGTTTCTTGATTTAGTATTTGAGATGGGAGACTTACAAGGATTGACCAAGAAAGATATGTATGCATATAATAGATACATAGCTGATAGAAGATTACTACAGCTAGGATTAAAAACTAATTATGACCAAAGAGAAAATCCTCTTGGTTGGATAGATGAAGTGATGGGTGTTGAGCATCAGAACTTCTTTGAAGGTAGAGCTACTACTTACATGAAGGCTGGACTCAGAGGAAAACAAGACTTAATTAACTTTGCAAATTTAAGGACAGTAAATGAGTAAGAAGCAGGAAGCTAATCTTATTAGTTTCAAACTATTATTAACAAAAGATAACAAGATAGTAACAGAAATATCAGAGTTGCCAGTAGAAAAAGTAGATGAATGTTTTCCAGAATACGACAGAGTTCTAGTCAAAACTTTACTTCGTAGAGCAAAAGAAAGACTCGAACCACTTCATCGATATTTAGAACGTGAAACTGAGGCTTTGTGAAAAAACGACCTCACAGAATGCCCGTAGTTGAACGATTAGGGTGTAAGTAATACCATTGGTCCAAAAACACCTAAAATGCAGCCACGGGCTTCTATGAAGCTCTCAGAGCATTTAGCTATTTTTAGCTAGAAACTTTGATTTTTTTTGGCTTTTGTTCCTCTGGTATGTCTTTTTCCAGTTGAATAACCAAGACACCATCAATCATCTGAGCTTTCTTTACTTCTACGTATTCAGCTAGAGCAAATTTTTTATAGAACTCTCGTTCAGAAATTCCTTTATGAATAAATTCTATATCATCCTCTCTCTTTTCGTAGTCTGCAGAGATAGTTAATGTATTATCTTTTACTTCAATATCAATGTCAGAACGTTTAAACCCTGCCATTGCCATTTCAATAAAATATGATTCACCTTTTTTAAGAATATTGTAAGGTGGATAGTTTGTATTAGGTATTGATGCTCTTTGTAATGTATTAAAGATGTCATCAAACCCGACTGAGAACGGACTGAATTGTCCAAATGCTTTTATGTTTGTCATATTAACTCCTTATATAAAGCAAGTTTATGAGTGCCGAACCTTTCGCACACTCTTCCCTACTATTATAGGGTCGATATTCACATTTGTCAAGTCATATTGTATAAATTTTTATAGGTTTTTCTTTACCTTTAACACGGATAGAATCTAACTTTTGATACATAGTTCCATGATAATATTTAATTGTCTCTTCACCTATAACTAAATCTTTACCTACTTCCTTACAGCTAGATTCTAAACGAGCTGCTAAGTTTACCGCATCACCTATAGCTGTATAATCAAAACGAGTATCACTTCCCATATTACCTATGACAGCTTCACCCGTATTCACACCAATACCTATATCAATATCTAAATCTGATTCTTTCATTTTAGTTTTTATTTCTAACGCTGCTAATATAGCTTGATGTTCATGTCTATCTAAATCCATAGGAGCATTAAAGATAGCCATCATCGCATCACCAATATATTTATCTACCATTCCACCATACTTTTTAACTGCATTGGCTTGTATGGTAAGAGCCTTGTTCATAATCTCTGTAACTTCTTCAGGCTCTAACTTCTCTGACAAACTTGTAAAGCCTCTAACATCTGTAAATAAAAATGTACATCGTCTTCTTTCACCACCTAACTTTAAAAGCTCTGGATTGTTTTGTAATCGTTTGACTTGAGCTGGGTCAAGATAATGCTCAAATTGTTTCTTAATTTGTTGACGAAGTTTAAACTGTGTCCTAAAGTTTAGATAGAACTGTTGAGTTGCGATAAGTGTCATACTTATCAAACTCCAAGTTACATCAACTAAATAACCTAGAGATACAAAATAATAACCTAAACCAGCAACTGATGACATTACCATACCAGCTAAAAGTAATCCCCACGTTATACCAAAGTAACTTATAATAAAGGCGATTAGTAATCCGGAAATGCATAATATAAATAGTTCAACAAATAATCTGTAGTCAGGTATGGAAGGAGAGTCAATCAAAATACTTTCTGCAAGTGCAGCCTGTATCTTATGAGGCTCTAACAATCCGTTTGGAGTTGCTAACTGTGGCATAACTCCTTTCGCAGTTACACCTATGAATACAAACTTACCTGCAACATCCATTTCTTTTAAGGTAGTTTGTGGTGTATCAACCCAACTAATCCATTTTCTCCCAAGACTATCTGTGCTTACCGGAGGTAATCCTTTGACTCTTATCATCTCAATACCATTCTCGTTAGTCTTAATTTGATAAGTGTCACCACCTACTAATGACTTTAGTACTTGAGTACCAAAGGCAGCAACCCAACCATCTGGAGTTTGCTGTAGTAAAGGTAATCGTCTGACAAGATTATCTACATCAACTCTTGCCGACACTACTCCTTGAGCTGCTGATTGTTTTAGTATAGGTACATTTTCTAAAAACCCTGTAGCTTTTGGTAAGTCTACATCTGGTCCAAGGATAACAGTACCATGTGTTTCAGGATAAATATTATTCTCAAACTCTGGCATTGCTAGTACACTAGGAACATAACTTAGCATCTGTGAAAAGATTTCATCTCCACCAAACCTATCTGGCTGTGGAAATAGAATAACCCAACCCACTCCTAATGCACCTTCGTTAATTAGTTGTCGTTGTATCTCTGCTAAGTCTTGTCTAGGAAAAGGATAGCCACCTCTTTCTTGTACGTCTTCTTCAGTAATATTTAAAATTGTAAAATGTCCAGATGGTTCTGGAGTTTCTACAAAAGTATCAAATGTTTTTAATCTAAGTATCTCTAAAGGTACAGAGTTAAAAAGTAAAGGTACAATTAAAAGTCCAAGTAAAGGTAAAGACCACTTCATATTAATCTCCTTGAGTTATCGTTATGGTAGAGCTTCCTCCACCATTCACCACAATCTGAGTGCTCTTACCATTCTGTATTAGTATGACAGTATATGAACCACTCTTATCTAAATCTAACCTAACAGTATCTTCTAACGTTTTGTAAAAAGTTATGAGATTATCTGTTGTAAAAGTATTGATTTGAGTTTCTTGGTCAAACCCAAATGCTGTACCTTTTAAATCTATATCTGTTTTTAATAGTGTATTAGTTGTATCTAATTCGTTTATATCTTCAATTATATTTAGTAGGTCTTCTAAAAAATTTACATCTAAATAATTTATATCTAGCTCTGTAAATTCTAATTCATCTCCTGCTAAATAGTCTTGTTCTAAATCGTCAAAATCAAGATAATCAATATCAAGAACATTACTTGTACTACTATCTCCGTCTTGTCCTGTGGCAACTTTATTCTCCCTTGGTTTGCTTACAATCAACATGTTATCAATTAACTCAAGTGTTAAGTCAAGGATAACTGGCTTAGTGGGTTCAGCTTCAAATATAGAAACTGTAGTAGCTTGGTAAGGTTTATTAAGTACAACCTCTCCCATAGCTGTTGCAACGACAATCTCTCCACTAGGTAGACCGTCATCGTCAGGTAATAATATGACTAAAGAACGACCTAATTCGTCAACAGTCACAGTAAAATCAGTACCACGAATACCTATCGTAGCACTTGGAGTTTTTATAAATATGTTTTGTTTATCTATAGTTGCGAGTTTTCCTGTGATAAATCTTGCAGTACCACTCGCAAACTGTAGAGCCATCTTAGATTTAGATGGGTCAGGGTCATATATAAACTCATCAATAATGAGTTCAGAATGTTCAGTCAATCTTACTTGACTATCATCCAGAAACGTAATGCCCACTCTCCCATTGGAAGTTTGGACATTATCGTAACTGTTTATATCGAAGGCTAGTGCAGCTTTGTAAGTATCGTCTCTTACAACTCTGCCAAAACCTTCAAGCTCTGTAATGCTGCCTATCTCAGCAACCGACTGCTGTTCCGCCATCGTTTTGGATGACACAAACAGTACCGTTAGAACCAGTACTAAGTATTTTAAGCCAGTCATTATCTAGTGTACTCTGTTGTTGTATGTTGAATGTTCTAGAACCTCCTGTCTGGTCTAAGTAAAAATAACCACCAGCATATCCTTGTCCATCAAAACTAACTGTATTACTATCACCATCAATATCTACATAACTTGTGCCACCATCATAATCTATATCAAAGTCTAGTTGGTTTCCTGAACCATTGATTATCCAATCAAGGTCAGTATTACTAGCCATTGAACTCGTTGCCAAGTCAAGTGTAAAGGTGTTAGTGCTTCCAGTAACATCAACATTTAAATTAGAACTATCTGCTCCATAAGTATTTGTCGGGTCTACTTGAATTGTAAAGCTATTACTATCTCCATCAAACTCAAAGAAACCTGTCAAACTATCAGCTAGAATATCTCCTAAGAATTTATTAGTGTCACCAATTTGATTGATGTCTAATGTCATTCCTGTTCCGTCTAAGTCAAGAGGTGTTAATGTACCGGCTACGGAATTCAAACCTCCAATAATATTAGCAGAACCGAGTTGCTCTAAATCAAGATTTGCTGTCGCACCAGATTGCTCAACATATATTTCATTATCTGCAGCATAAATACCTAAAGATATTATAGCTACTAAACTTAATATTATTTTATTCATATTCCCAATAGCCTCTCTCTATTCCTATATTTATTATATTTAAAACTCCTGTCTCTATTGCCTTTTGTAAAGCTATAGATACAGATTCATTCTCAGCCACGCCTCCTTCTATTTCTACTAACTCTGTTTGTTGTTCAATAAAACGAAAAACATCCTGAGATATGCTTGTAGATAAAATACTTTTAGTCACTAAAGTTTCTATTAGTACTTCACCTGTGGATACTGAAACTAATCGCAATGATATAGTTACATTATCTTCTCGGTATTGTTTACTGTTACCTATTCCTAAGTAACGAGCACCCAATCCTCCAGACCTTTGGTTCGCTTCATAAGAAACGACACCGCCCTGAACCAGTAGCCCTGCAAATAACAAGGGCTTTAATTTATTATCTTCTTCAAACTCTTTACGAGTTGTACGTATGAGTTGTCTTTCTTTGGTAAGGTCATCTAAACCTACACGTTCTACAACTCTAAAAAAGTTACCACCTGATGTATGCTTTAATGCTCTAATTAAAAACGCTTCAGGTGCTTGTGTTATTGCAGTACTGAATAAAGCAAACGAACTATTGCTTCTTCGTTGCCCTGTTAAATCTTTAAAACTATTAGGGTATATCGCTATTGTAGGCTGTACTTTTGCTGCCGGTAAGTTTAGTAATTCTTCTGATTGTAATGTTAGTGTTGTTGGAGCTTGTATCTTTTTTGTTAATACTAAATCATTATTCTGACTTATAACTGCACAACCACTAGAAAGTAAAACTACCAATAGGCAACTGAATAATCGTAACATTTCCATCTGCATCCGTAATTGTAAGTGTTATTATTTCTCCATCGCTTATATAAGAAATGGTATTTCCTTCAAGTTCTATAGTACCTTCTGTACTAGGGTTCTCCCCAAATAAATTTTCTACTAATTGCCTTGATAGTTGTGCGTAAATCCGTGACTCTAGATTTCTAATAAATCTTGCGAGTGTTGTGTTTTCCTTGTCTCTTTTGATTTGCTCTTGTAAAGCTTTGATTTCTTCTTTGATTGTCATCTTACGATTAAACTCTTGGTTCTCAATAGTAAGATAATGAGAGCTAGTATTTTCTCCACTAAAGGATGGGTTCTTAAACTTATGAACCATTTCATCTGCAAAAGCTATGTTAATAAAAAACATAGACAAACCCATTAATCCTAGTACACAAACTTGTACTATCGAAGCAATAGTAATTTGTGTCATTGGATGTATATTTTCAATCTTTTCTTTGGTCATCTCTGTCTGCCTTTGCAATCTTATCTATCTCTACTAAGTTTGGTACGCCTAGTAAAGTTTTAAGTAGAACATCCTGTCTAATACTTTGATTATCCATTGCTCTTACTCTATCAATTAAACTAACTATGATGCCATATTGACTGTCAAGTTTAGTGGTTACTCTCTCTTCCATTGTATCTAAACTTGCTTGTACCTTATCATCTAAAGTATCAAGTTTGGCTTCCATGCCATCTATAATTCTATTTATTAACTTCCATATAAACCATCCAAGTCCTAACGCTGCTGCGATTGGAAAACCTACTTGGTTTATTACATTTATAAATTCGTCCATTACTCTTTCGTAGAGTTAGAAGCTCCGAAGTAAAAACTAATTACTGCCGATGCTAGACCACCTAAATAACCTAACACTAAATTTATTAACGCTTCTGAGTTTTGTTCTGGTGGTTGTAGTGTTACTAAGAATATATATCCTAAGAATCCACCAACTGTAGCTATACCCATGATACGAGCTGTCCAATCTTTACTAAAGTTTTTTCTAGCATCTTGAGTGTCAGCTACTTCTAACTTGTAAACATCTACATCAAGCTCTTTCATCTGTACTTCAAAAGCTTGTTCAGCTTTCTTTAGCTCAAGCATCTGTTCAGGTGTAGCTTCTTGTACTGCTTTCTCTATAGCCTTTGGTGTATTAGGTACTCCCAATACATCAGCTATCATATTAGCTGCCATGCCTCCCATAGGTCCGCCTAATGCAGTTCCTAATGTAGGAGCAACAGCTCCAACTATATTTTTTAATAGTCCTTTCATTTCATACTCCTAGTACCATATCTTGTAATTCTTTACTACGTCTGCCCACTTGTCCGAACCATCTAGAGTCTTCCATTTGAACAGCCATTTCTTTCCAGTTATGTTCTCTACAAGCTTTTAACATGTTTCTAAATTTGGAAAGTCTGTTTGCACCTAAGTTAAAACACATATTAACTAAGACGTGTTGTATGTCTTCAGGTAAGTTATAAAAATCTTCATCACTTCCAAAGACGTGTCTAGCCTCTTCCAAGTGTTTATGAAAGTCATCTTCATAATACATGTCTACAACTTCTTGACTAATCGGTGTACCAACTTCTAAGTTATATTCAGGGTCTTGAGGCTGACATAAGTGTCCTATGCCTAAAGTTTTATATCCTAAACTATCTTCGTAAATTTCTAACACTTCTCCTTCGTGTCTTTTAATTTGTTCTTTACATAAATCTATATTCATCCTAATAAATCCTCCATTTGGTCTCTGTATGTCAGTCCGCCTAACTCTGCACTTTCTCTGTCAGCAGGGTTTTCTTTTGTATTTGGTACTTTAAATTCTCCTTCAACTAAACCACCTGTAGAGTATCCTCTAGTAGAATCAATATAAACATCATCATCTATAGCTTCTTCTACAATAGGTACAACCTCTCTAGCGAATGGTAAGACTTCTGCTGTTTCTTTTGCTATACTTCCACCTGCTTCTCCAAGTGCTTCAAGTAAAGTATCTGCTTCAGAGTTTAATAATTTACCAACAGGCTTAGTACCAATCTCAGATAAATCTTGCATGTATCCTAAAACAGGTGCTACTTGTTCCATTGTATTGCTACCAAACGTATCAAATTTAATGAGTGACCTAATTTTTTCTACAATATAAGTATTCCAACCAGCAAAACTAATTCCTTCTCCTATTTTTTGAGGAATAGTTTCTTTAGCAACTTCTTCTTTATAATTTTTATTTGTCGAAAGTGCTATTTGAGTTTCTCTAACTCCCATAAATATAGGTATAGCAGCAGCCATACGTACAAATAATGCCCCATCTCCTTGTTCTACTCTAGCTATAAGAGCATTTGATTGAGATGTTTTAGCTTGTGCCCATGATAAAAAACTACCTAAGAATTTAACATAAGGATTTTTACTTTGAGCAAACAATCTTCTATTACCAATTTGAGGTATTAATGCATCTCTATCTGCAGCTTTCAATCCTGCTTTTTTCAAATAAGATTTAGCAATAGGGTCAGCGATAGCTTTTTCTAAAGTATCAAATTGTCCAAGATATGTAAATTGTTTTTGCGATAATCCCATGGCATCCATTTCTTTTTGTAAAGCTTCTTTAGTTTTTAAAAATTCTGAAGTTCTACCTTTCTTAACAGTTTGCCCAATGTCCATAGCTCTATGAACACCAGAATCAAATGCCCAGTTTCTTGCTGTCCTAGTAACTCTACCTAGTTGAATTACTTCAAAATATTGTCTAGTAAAATCAGCTACTTTTCTTTGGTATCTTTTTACATTACCACCACCTACTAATAATACATCTGATAGTTCTCTTTCAAGTAAAGCATCGTGCCTATTGTTACCTACAAATTTATCAACAAAAGTAGCATCTTTTCCAGCTACTTGTTTTTGAGTTCCCTTTAAACCTAATCCTTCTGTAGATAATTTTATTTCTGAGACTGCTCCTTTGTATGCAGCTTTATAGCCACTATTTGTAATAGTCTGTAACAAGTCACCTAAACTTGGTATTGCTACTCTAGCTAATCTAGTTGTAGCTAACCCAGTTTGTAAAAATGTAACAATCGCTTGACCAACATCTCCTGTAGGCATTTGGTCTACTTGATATACACCAAAGTAAGCTTCTAAAGAATCTTTAATTTTTTTCTTTTCTGCTTGTGCTCTAGCTCTCGCAGCCGGATTATTTAAATATAACTGCCTAGCATTTTTATATTGATTAGTTGGGTCAGCCATCAACTTAATTTCATCATCAATATCTTTAAAAAGTTTTTTTACTCCTTCTCCCTTTGCACCAAATCGTTTTACAAATTCTGCAACATTAACAGTATTACTAATTAGCTGACGTAAAGTTTCTGTAGGATTTTGTTCAAATAAATGTGACACCGAAGCTCTTGCTTCTTGGTCATATAATGTTCTAGATTTATTAAAATGTCTAGCAGCATCTAAAACAAATTCTTCATCTCTTTGTTTCTTTAAACTATTAGCTTGAAAAATAGCATCGTCTGTTTCTTTTTTCCAAATAGAACGTGCTCTCAAACTTGTACTTGTTTGCAAATATTCTCCAGCTATATCTTCAGCTCTTGCTCTAGCTGCAGCAATTTCCTTTTTACCTTTAGGTTTATAAAATTTATTTCCTACTTCTTTACTGTTTTGTATAAAAAAAGCATTTGCTAATTCTGATTTAACTTTATTATAATTAGCTGTATCAATAGCTTCTTGTTTTAATAGTTGAGTCAAACCATACTGAGCTTCATCATCAAAATTTAAACCTCGTGACACAGCATAGTTTCTAAAACTTAATGTAAACTCATCTACTTCTAAAGATAATTTTTGAGCTTGAGCAAGTTTTGGATTTGCTAAATCTTCATCTGTTAAAAAAGAATATTTTTTAGACTTTAAATTTCTATTATTGGAAAGTTTACCAGCTAATTCTAAAACATCATCATCATACTTACTAACTAAATTAGAATACAAATCTCTCCAATATCCTGTTTGTAAAATAGCTTCTTCTTCTACACTTAGTTCTTTAGTACGAGAACCAAGCTGAACTCCACCACCTTGCATTTTAAACATTTTAGCTGCATAATTTACAACTGGTTTTGAGAATGACATAAGCTCTTGAACATGTGAACCGGCTGTCAGTCCTTTTAGATAGTTCCAATAAGAACGTCTATATTCTTTTACAAACTCGTTCCCCATTGCATCCTTAACTTTTTTAGATACTATTTCATAAGGTTTACTTTGGATAGTTTTTTGAAATTTACCATACGTTGCTCCGATTGCAGCAAAGTAAAGCATTTTAGCATTACCATCTCCTTCCTCTGTAAAGGTAGCTCCTATACCACCTCCAATAATACCACCTATAAGTGGTCTTACACTTTCTTGGATTATGCTTCGTGCAAAACTTTCAGTAAGTAATCCATTTTTTTGTCCGTTCAGTACACTTTTATTTATAACATCTAACAAATTATCTGGTAATTCCTCAGTATAAATTTGTTTGAGTTCTTTATTAATTGCTCTTACTTCAGCAGTTAATTTACCTCTTTCTGTTTTAGCTTGGTTTGTAATAAAAGTAAAGTAATCATCTTCTTTTAATTCTTGTTTAGTTAAAACTTTTCTGTGTTGACTTTTAATTTTTTTAAGTTCGACAGAAATTTCTTTTCTTCTAACACCTATTCTATCTAATCGTGTAGTAAGTGTACCAATATTTTTTAGTGCTTCATCACTATCAATGGTTACTTCTTTAATAAGTTTTTCAACTTTAGGCTGGTCTGTTTGCTTAATAATTTTAGGTTTGGTATCTCCTGAAATAGTTACAGGCTTACCTACTTTTTGTCCAGATGCATTAGTTACTTGTACAACTTCATTAACAGGTTTACTTGCATATCTACTATATGCAGCCATTATCATATCACCTGCTTGAGCACCGGCAACACCTAATCCAAACCCTACTCCTACTGTATAAGGATTTATTTCTCCGTATAAAGCTTCTTCTCTAAGAGCCATATCTCCTGCAGCAAATGAACCACCTGCACCTAGACTTGCAACTTTACCAAGCTTTGCAAATTTTGCCCATGGAATAATAAATGTAATAGGGTCAGCTAAAGCTACTGATGCTCTACCAGTTAATGTACCGGCTGTTTCTTTCCTACCTCTAAACTCTGAAAACTCTTCAAATATTTCTTCTTGTCGTTCATCTTCAATTCTTTTTCGTGCTTCTTCATAAGTTTCGTTACGATTAAATAATGAACCTAATCCAGCTTTAGCAATACGATAAGCACTTCCTAATGCCATTGGTTCTTGAGCTTGACCAAAGGCTATTTCTCTTGCTAATGAAATTTCAGGCGTAGCAAAATATCCCAATGTTGATATATCTTTAGGAGGTACTCTAGTTTCTTCTTGAGTCTCAATCGCTGGAGAAGAAAAATAACCTAAGTTTTGCACATTAGGTTCTATTACTAAAGGCGTAACTACATTTTCATCAGGCTCTTGAGTTGAACTAAAATAACCAAGATTGTTATTATTAATTGTCATTAATATATCCTTGATTAATTTTGATTGTCTACCATACTTAACTGTTTATTTAATACATCTAAATATTCTTCAAATAAAGGTAGTCTTTCTTGTTTATCTAATTTATAAAAATCACTAGATTTTATATCTTTAGTGTCCTTCATCCACTTTCTAAATTCCGTTGAGTTTACGCTACCCATTCTACCAGCATTAATATTTTCTATAGCTCTATTAACTTGTTTAATTCGTCTATTAAGAATTTGTTCAGGCTGCATTCCTAATAAAGATTTAACACCTTGTCTCATTTCTTTTCTAGCTTTATCATCTGTTCTTTCAAGTAACGCATTCATTTCCTCTTCATTTAATTCCGAAAATTGTTTTCGTTCTGTAGTCTGTTTTTCTTCTGGAACTTCTGAGTTATCTGGTAAATTTTTATTAGTTAAAATTTGTCTAATTTGTTCTTCATGTTCAGGATATAAATTAATATATGCATTAATTTCTCTTTCTTTTTCTACAGAAGATAAAGATGACCACTTTGTATCCATACCATCTTGAGCATATAAATTCATTTTATTAGCATCAAACGCAGGAATACCATCATCTGAAACTTCAGGTGTTTTATCTTCTCCTTGAGTTTGATGAGTTGCTACCGCATCTGAAAGCTGTACTTTATTTTCAATTAAATTATTACCGTTTGTACTAGGTAATACTAAAAGAATATCTTCACCGTTCCATGTAATTTGCTCTGGTCCATCAAAAAATCCTTCACCTTTTCTTACATCTTTTAATCTTTGAAAACGACCTTCATTAGCCCATTGATTAAAAATAGAATGAATTGATTGAGCACCTACCAAAGCATTAGAACCATTTTTTATTAACATTTCATTTTGTCTAAGTTGATGTACCGCTAATGCATCATATAACATTTCTGTGCTTAAAACTGAAACTTGTCCGTTTGCATCTAACACTTTAATATTTTGAAAATTACCTTCCTTAATATTAACAGTTTCCTTAACAGGATTACCATCTTCACCTATTTTATCTTTTCTAACAATAGGAATTTCTAAAGGTATATCAAAGAAAGCTTTATTAACTCTACCAGTATAACGACCAGATGAATTTCTTTCTTCTAAAATATCTTTATTTACTTTCTTTTGTTGACGTATTGTTTCTGCATCGTAAGGTTTTTGCGACATATTAATACTATCAAATTCTAAATCTCCAGCATCTCCACCTATTGAGCCAGAATAAAAGTCTTCTAAACGTCTAGTTGCTGCTTGTACAGAAAGTTGTTGATTATCATAATCTTCCACAGCTAATTCAATAGCTCTATCCATTCTTATTTTTTCAGCGTTATTACCAGTATAGTTTCCATCTTTATCAAATTTAAATAAATTATTCCACTCTTCTCTAATAACTCCTCTTTTTGTAGGGTCATTCTTAGCTAATTCATCTTTTGCTAAAAAAGCTCTCCTACCAGCTTCGGTATAACCTTGCACCGTTCTAAATTTAACTCTTGGGTCTTGTCTTAAAATTTCAATTTCTTGTTTGCCTCTATCTCTTTGTGAATTAAATTCATCTTGTAATGAATCTCTTACATCTTTAGGTAACTGCATTCTATTTTCCCAAGTAATGCCTCTTGCTATAGCATCATCTGAGTATGTCATGTTTTGTGATGCATATTTATTTAAATAAGCAGATTCACCCATTCTATTATATTCATCTACTCTAGCTCTTTCATCTGCAAAATCTGCCCATTCACTTGAGTCCTTACTAAAAATTATATCAGATTCTGTTTTTAATCTATCTCTTGCATCTAATCTTTCTTCTTGTTGAAAGGCAGTTAAGTTACTTAAAAAGTCTTTTAAAAATCCAGCACCAAAAGCGATAGCCATATTTTTTTTGTAGTCATCATCTTTTTTAGCCAATAGAGCACCAGCAACCTGTCCAAACGGGCTGTTCGTCATATAATCTTTCATTGCCATTATGCTTCTCCTCTACTTAATATACTTCTTATTTGTTGTATTTCTGGACCTTTTTCTTTAACTTTGTCTAATATATCTGAAGGTACTGTACCATTATTAATGTTTTGAGGAGATATATTTTTTTCTATAGCTCCTTGTTTAACATCAGTAAAAGCATTTCTAAATTGATTTAATTTTTCTTCGTTCTCTTCTAAATCATCTTCATCATCAAACTCATCTAAATCATTACCTTCAATATTATATTTAATATTTGCTTCTTCACCAATAGCCATCATAATATACATAACGGGTTCTACTAATAGTAGCATGACATCAGGATTTATATCTCCTGTTGAAAACTTAGAATATAAAACTGCAATAGATAAATCTGCAACTGCTGCACCATTTGCTAGTGCTGATACAATATTTTGAACAGCTTCAGGTTGTAATAGTTCAGTAACAATTACATTCAAAGCTTCTCTAGGGTTTGCAAACTTTGCAGGTTTTTCCCATGGGTAAGCTTGGTCAGGGTCATTCATTAAAGACTGTCCCGGAATCGGTGCTCCTTCATTAGAAAGATTAACAAGTTCATCCATTCCTTCTTGACTAAACTTTGCTTCACCTCTTAATTTTTGCCCTATATCAGGAGCAAGTTCATCAATACTATATCCTGCATCTAAAGCATCTAAAACAATATCTCTTGAAGCTTCACTTACACTATTAGAAATAATAGGTTTAGCACCTCTTCGTTTTTGTACTTCTGCCATTATGCTGGTACTCCTACAGTATCTTGTCTATATAAATCTGAATTAATTTGATAAGCTGGGTCAGCAGTTCCATAAGTTAATTGACCATAAATATCATCTAAATTAATATTATTGTTTTCTGCAAACACTTGTAGCTTGTCTTGATATTCTTTACTTTCGTTAGCTAGTCCAGCCATTTGACCTGATGGGTCTCCTTCCATTAGTTTTGCTTGAGCAGCACCGCTAACAACACCGCCAACTACACCAGCACCCGTTCTAACTGCAAGGTCTCCCCATTTATTACCAAAGAAATATTTTTCAGTTGCAGCTTCTCCAGCAACTTCTGTTACAGGAGCTGTTACACCACCTACTGCAGCACCACTAAACGGAGCTGAAGCAGCTTGTCCTGTTCCTGCAACAATTTCTCCACCTTGAGAAACTAAAGGATTACCATAAGCAGATACTTGTCCCGGACCAGCTTGAAATGCAGGTTGACCAGTTAATAAGTTAGCACCTACTCTAGCAGTACTTCCTAATGCACCACCAATAGCACCAAAAGGTTTTGAAACAGTTTTAATTGCAACGTTTCCTATTTTAGCTAATGTACCAGTTCCACCAAATACAGTACCACCTAACATCTTACCACTTGCATTCATCATAAATGCTCCTAGTTTACTTGTGGCAAGTGCCCCTGTTCCACCAAACGCTGTAAGAGCTGCACCTCCCGTCACCACGACTGCAGCAGCTATAGCTAGGGCTTTTAATATTTTACTTGAGCCTATTTTCTTAACAACTTTTTTAACACCTTTAACAACTTTCTTAACGACTTTCTTTACGCCCTTAACAACTTTCTTAAAAGCTTTTTTAATTTTACTAAATAATCCCATAATGTTTCTCCGTTATCCGAATAGGTCTCCTGTTATTGCTCCAATTAAATCTTGTATATTTTTCAAACTACCACCATACTTCGATGGGTCTGAAGCTAGTGCAGTATTTACAATTTGTGCTATTCTATTCTTTTCGTTTTCACCTTCTCTAAAATCATAATCAGCTTGGTCTCTCATTTCTTGCCATAAGAATGACATAGAAGTTTGTGACAAGTTAAATGCATTCTGTGCATTCTGCATATTAATAGCATTCTGTGCAGCAGTATTAGCAGCATTAGTTTTACGTCTCCACTCTACATTAGATTGTTCAACGATAGCTTCGTTCTGTGCATTCCATTGATTCCTTGCAAAGTCTTGGTTCGCATTAAACTGGTCTACCTGAGTTGCAAGTTGAGTATTAAACTTCTCAACATCTGCAGCTCTTTGAGCATCTCTTGCAGCAGCAGCATTTGTTTGCGTATCATTAAACTGCCTCATTGCATTTGTTTGGTTTGTATTGTACTGACTCATTTGTGCAGCCATACTAGCCATAAACTGATTAGTTTGATTTTCACTAGCAGCATTAAATTGCTTAGAAGCATTTATTGCAGCTTGGTCAGACAACAATCTTTGTTGCTCTTGTTGAGCTTTCATCATGTTTGCTTGTTGTCTATTATTAAGATTAGCCATATCCATTGCTAAAAAGTTCTGAGCATTTTGTACAGCTAGTCTTTCTCTTGTTCCTAAGTTTGCTAAATCCATTGAAGCCATTGCAGTTGCATTTTGCATGATAGCTTGTTGTTCAGCATTCATGTCTGCAATCGCTACAGTCTGCATAAATTTACTATTAGCTAATTCAACTTGTTGAGCAGCATTAAACTTAGTCATATCCATGTTTGCTTTTGTAGTAGCATTCTGGATAGCTGATTGTTGGTCAACATTAAGTTGAGCCAAATTCATTTGACTAGCTATCTGTGCTTGAAGCTGATTCGTTTGCATAGTCTTATTAAGATTTGCAAGTTCTATCTTTTCTGCATTACTTAAATTTTCACTAGCAGCTAAATTACGTGAAGATAAATTAGCTAATCGCATCTGTTGTTCGTTACTTAAATTAGCAACTTCCATCTGCTGTTTAAACGCAGCATTCTTAGAAAGGAAGTCAGCAGCAATTTGCATTTCTGCCATCTTCTCTTGATTCTCTGCAGTTTGGTTTGCACCTTCAACATTAGCTTCTATCTGAAGCTCTGCCATCTCAACTTGTTGCTCATTGCCAAGATTTTGCATACGCATCTGTTGCTCATTCTGTGATTGAATAACAGCAGCTTGTTGTTGATTCTGTAGGTTCTGTGTTCTTGTTTGTTGTTGTTGGTCAGCAGTAGTCATTACAGCTTGTTGGTCAAACTGACTCTGCATAACTTTCATTTGCTGTGCCATTTGAGCTGTTTGGCTTTCAGCACTTTGACGATTAGCTAAGTTAGCCATTCGTAATTGTTGTTCTTGTTGAGCTTCTTGTAAGTTAGCTTGTTGCTCGTTACTTAAATTTTGAGCTGCTCTTGTTTGTAAAGCTTGTGCATTACTTTGAGCCATAGGTAAAGCACTTTGAATAATAGCATTAAATAAAGCATCTCTTCCTACACTAGAAACATCTAAACCTCTTTGAGCCATTCTTTGATTAACAGCATCAACAGCAGGTTTTGCCCATAGTGGTACTTCACCATCTTCCATACCACCTAAAAGTGTATCCATTTGTGAAGATACTAAAGCTTCTGTAGGTAAAGCAGCAACTGCAGCTTGTACTTCTACTGGCTCGTTATCTATTTGAGCTTCTACTGTTGCAGGGTCTTGAACAATAGCAGCAGATATTTCTGGAGGTAAATTACCAGTAGCTGCAATCATATCAGCAGCAGCACCTTGAGCAGCAGTACCTTTTACAGCTCTTTGTTTTGCAGCTTCATATCCAACAGTATCATTAATAGCAGCAGCGACTGCATCTGGAGCAGGTTCTCCAAGAAGAGTTTCACGTTCTTGTCTTTCAGCATCAGGAGTTTGATTAACTGTAGTATCTTCTCCCTCAACTTCATCAACTAAATATGTACCTGTAAGAATATCATCTACAGTTTTAGCTTTAGCTGCTTCAGCTTTAACTTCATCAACACTAGCAAATTTAACTGGTGCTGTAATTGTTCCTTGTATGTCTCCTATTGGACCTCTCGTAACTGTACCTTGTGCAGCATCAACTGCTACATCTTTATCAGCTACTGTCGCTGCATCATAACCTGCAGCTTTTAAATCTTGACCGATTGTTTCATCAGCTTGTGCAGCTTGTGAAGTGGCTACTGCTTCTTTAGGTTGGTTTTTAGCTTGAAATGTTTGTGCCTTTGTAGGCTCTGCCATAGTAGTTGTCTTCTGCTTAATATTCTCATCAATCTTTTGAGCATCAGGTATTTTAGCAGCATCAGGCACTATCCCTTGCATTCCTTCTTCAACTCTAGTTCTAGTGGCTTGTTTCTGCTCTACCGTTTCTCCAGCAGCTTGAGCTTCTGCAGCTTCTTGAGCAGCTTTTTCTGCAGCTAATCTTGCAGCTTCCTCTAATGCAGCTTGTCTAGCCGCTTCCTCTGCAGCTAACCTAGCAGCTCTTTCTTCTGCAGTTTCTCCAGTATAGGTATTATTATTTCCTGCACCTCTTCCTCTACCTCTACCTCTATCTTCATAGTAATCTTCACCATAGTCCTGAAAACCTGCAGTTATTCCTCCGACATCAAAACCGACACGACCACCCTTACGATAATCTTGTCTTTCGCTAATAGCTCTTACTCTCTTACCAGAAGAGTATTTGTTTCGTTTTGTTTTTTGTTTTTTAGCCATAATTATTTTCCATTCAAGATTGTATTTTACTTGACTTCAAAGAGTTTGTCAAGCTTTTCGTCAAGTTTTTCTAGCCTGTCCATTAGTCTAGTCATGTCATCTTTAAGTTCTTGTTTTGTTACGTAGTCTCGTGCTATTTCTTCTCTGGTTTTGTTTAACAATATATCTAACCTTTTAGCTTCAGCAGTATTTTGTTTTATGTTATAGAGGATAGGTCCTAATACTAAAGTTATAAAGACGTTCCAAATTATGTAAGTTGATATTTCCATTATACTTGATATTGTACAAAAAAGTCTATTCGTTTAGTTGATGCCTCATTACATTTTACATTTAAATCAACAGTACTATTGTCTCCATATAAAAAGAATACATTACTAGCAGCGTTTTCAATATTTGGTCTTAAATTAACAGATTGTGTTGTAGGTAATTGGTGGTAACTTACATTTCCACCCCCTAAATAATATCCATTAATACTTGATGTAAAAGGAAGACTCAAATTTAATGTATTAGCATTTGTAGTTGTACCTATAGTAACAGAAGCCGAAGCATAAACCATTCTTCCAATTTTAGTATAATTAGCTCTGTTTGTTGTTACAGTTCCACCTTGACCATTTACTTCAGATACAGTCCATGTACCTTCTTCGTAATCGTCTAAAGTATTAGCTGCTGCTGTGTCTGAACCAAAAGCTATACCACCGTGTTGTGTAATTCTTGCTTGAACAGAATTAGCAGTTCTAAAAGCTAAACTTCTTCTTGAACCTGCATGTGAATATGATTCATGTGTGTATTCTACAGCAGCTTCTGTATCACCATTCGTACCATCATTACCAAAAAATATAGTAGATTGAGAATCAGAACCTGAATATATTGTTAGTCCATTAGCACCTGAGCCTGAACCAATAACTAAGTTATTTCCACCTGCGTTTCCAAAAGTTCCTGTATTATGTAGTCGCAAACTTCCAGAATTATCAAGTTTTGCTCTAAAAGCATTATTAGTATAAAAATTTATATCAGCATCTTCTTGTTGATAAAGAAAAGCATCGCCTGTTGTATTGCCTTCAATACCAACAAAAAACTTATCTGTATTGTGGTCGTTAGCGAAAGCAAGTTGTGCACCTACACCACTACCAGAGCCATGAAAATCAGCTAAAATACTACCACCTGAGAATGATGTTTGTCCAACAGCTATAGCAGTACTAGACATTGTACTATCTAAAGTAGTAGCACCTGTCACATCAAACGTACCTGCTATGTCTATGTTGGTATCTAACTTAGCACTTGTAACAGCATCATCTACAATTTTAGCTGTAGTAATTGTATTGTCTACAGGAACATTAATATCAGTTTGAGTAAATGTCATAACCTCAACAGCCACACCAGTTGGAGGAGCTGTAGAGAATGTCAGAGTTGTACCTGAGATACTGTATGTTGATTTGTTCTGATATACACCATCAAAGAATACTTGTGTATTGTTTTCATTTACAGGAGCTATACTTAGAGTTAGAGTAGTATCACTACCATCCCCTGTCATTGTATCTATGTTTAAGTTTGAACCAGAGACACCTGCAGCAACTATATAAACTACAATTTTTCTTCCGTTTGCAGGAGCAGCACTAAATGTTAATGTTGTAGTACCACTTGAAGTAGCTATAGAGTATGCACCTTGTTCTTGGAATACACCATCTATAAATACTATTAAATTATCTTCTGATTCTGTTGATTGGCTAAGAGCATACGCTGTAGTAGAGCCATTACCTGTAAAGACATCGTGTGTAAATGTATTAGTACCACCACCGCCACCAATAGCACCCCATGCATCTGTATAACCTTCAAATTGTGCTAATGAAGTGTTATATCTAAAGTAACCTGCAGCAGGGCTTCCGGGTCTTTGAGCTGTAGTACCTACTGGTACATGAATAGAATCTGTATTAGAACCTAAATCAAGTGAAACATCTGGAGATGCATTACCTATACCTACTCTATTTGTAGAAGAATCAACTACTAAAGTATTTGAATCCCAGTTAAAGTCTCCTGTTCCACCTGTTAAAGCTGTTAGAGTTCCAAGGCTTGTAATGTTAGGTTGAGCTGCTGTAGCTAATGTACCTGTTAAATTATTAACAATTAAGTTTGCAGCAGCATATCCTGTTGCACCAGTATTTACTGTAACAGCAGGTTCTGTTTGTGTATCTGCAAATAATCTAAATGTATTATCAGTAGAAGCATCATAGAACAAACCAGCATATTTAGTTGTGCTAGACTCTACATACTTACCAAAGAATCCAAAGTCTGTACTATTAGCTGAGTTAGCATTTGTAAGACCTGTAAAGTTATCATCCGATACTATTGCACCTGTTTGTGTAGTTGTACCTGTTACAGTTAAGTTTCCAGAGACTGTTAAGTTATTAGAAACTGTTACGTTACTTGGTAATCCATATGTTATTGTACCAGAGCTTTCTGCTACGTCTATTTCGTTAGAAGTTCCTGCAAATGTAATAGTTCCTCCAGAAGCTATTGCAGTTGAATTTGAACCATCTGATACTGTAGCTACATTACCAACAGCTAAATCAATAGTTCCATCACTATCTTGATATGTTGCTGTAATACCTGTTTCAGTATTACTTGAGAACATAGCACCGACTGTATCTTGTACTACTTCTGATAAATCTATATTAGCTGTACCATCAAAAGATACACCATGTATTGTTCTTGCTGTAGCTAAAGCTGTAGCTGTATCTGCTAAACCTACAGAAATATTAGATGTACCATCAAAGCTTGTACCACCAATAGTTCGTGCTGTAGCTAAAGCTGTTGCTGTTGCAGCATTACCTGTAATATCACTTGATGTTAAAGCAATAGTTCCTGTAGTTGCAGGAAGTGTAGCAACAATGTTACCACTAAATGCACTATGAGCAGGAGCTTGTAATCTTGCATAATGTGCGTTAGAAGATTCACAGTAAAAATCTATATAAGACTGTGTACCACCATTCTTAATAGAAACAACACCTTGAGAAATACTAACTCCATCTGAGCCACCAAAAGTAGCTGTACCTGTTATTGCAGGAGCAGAAATAGTAGGACTTGTTAAGGTTTTATTTGTTAAAGTATCTGTTGTTGTTCTACCTACTAATGTATCTGTTGTAGCAGGAAGAGTTATTGTTACATTACCACCAAATGCTGAATGTGCTGGTGCTTGTAGTCTAGCATAGTGTGCATTACTTGACTCACAATAAAAGTCTACATATGATTGTGTTCCACCATTTTTAATTTTAATTCCACCTTGCTCAATGACTACACCATTTGTAGAGCCACCACCTACTCCAATAGACGTAGTAATCTCTAATGCTGCAGGTAAAGCAAAGTCTAAAGTATTGTCTGAATCTTCATAAGTAACTGTAATATTAGATTCAGTATTAGAGCTAACCATAGCTCCTACAGTATCGCTAATTGTTTCTGCTAATGTAATACCACCAATAGTAATTGCATCGGCTTCTAATGTTCCGTCAATATCTGCATCACCACTAATATCTAATGTAGCTGCATCTAACTCACCACTAATGGTTATATTTCTACCACCAGTAATGTCTTTGTTTGAATCTGTTATGATAGCTTTACTAGCTATAACAGTACCATTCGTAATACCATCTATAAGGTTTATGTCTGTGGCACTTGCTGTAACACCATCTAGTATGTTGAGTTCTGCAACTGTTGATGTAATACCATCAAGAGTATTTATCTCTGCTGCTGTAGCTGTAACACCATCAAGAATATTAAGTTCTGCTGTGCTTGATGTAATACCATCTAAAGTATTTAGTTCTGCAGTAGTTACTGTAGCTCCATCTAAAATTTCTAGTTCTGCTTCACTTATATCTGCTGAACCTATTACAAAACTTGTACCTGTAATTGTTGTACCTGTAATTGTTGTACCTGTAATAGCTGCTGCAGTTGAGCCTCCAATAACTGCACCATCAACTGTACCACCATTTATATCTGCTGTATCAGCTACAAGGCTGTCTATGTTTGCAGTACCATCTATAAATAAGTTTCTCCATTGTTGTGAAGAGCTACCTAAGTCATATGTATCATCGTCATCAGGTATAATATTTGAGTCTACGTCAGCACCAAATACCACATTATCAGTAGCTGCATCACCCATTGTGATTGTGCCACCATTAAATGTAGTTGTACCTGTTACAGTTAAGTTACCACCGACTGCAACATTACCTGTGGTTGTAATGGCATCAATGTAACCATGTGACCAATAATTAGAACTGTCACCTAATGAATGTGTGCTATCAGCACTTGGAATAATGTCAGAAGCTACGTCTGCTGTTAAAGTAACTGTATCACTTGCAGCGTTGCCAAGTGTTGTATTTCCGTTGACTGTTAAGTTTGCTGTAAGTGTTGTGTTACCTGTAACATCTAATGTACCACCTACTGTAGCGTTTCCAATAATACCTGCGTTAGCATCTACATCTAAGGTATCTATGTGGGCTGTACCATCTAAATATAAATCTTTAAATTCTAATGAGCTAGTACCTAAGTCTATATCGTTATCAGTAACAGGTATAATAGCTCCATCGGCTATATATAATTGTTGTACTGGATTGCTACTTACTTCTACATAAAACTCAATGTAGTTGTTTGTTGTATCTATTAATACTTTGTTATTTGGAGAAGTTTCTCCTGCATCACCAATGAGACCAATAACAGGACCAGAGGCTGCTGTGCCATCATGTGAGTGACCTGTAGAGTTGTGAAAAGCGTTTACTAGCTGATTATACTCATCGTTAAAAAGTGCAGCAGTAATGGTATCCCCATCTACAAATGAACTTTGTCTTACATATCCTGCCATGTTATTTGTCTCCGTTTAAAATTTTTCTCTTGACCTTTTTATTTTTATGCTTTACTAGCAACCCCTTCAGAATTAACAGATAATAAATTATTTGTAATAACAATATCATCTGCAAAAGATATTACTTCTGATGCTACTTTTACTCCGTCTTTTTCTAAAGCAGGTTGTATTTCATTTTCATAAGTTATCTCAGCACCAATAAATCCTACTACTGATTTATCGCTGTCTTTATAAACTACTCGTATTTCTTGTGTCATAATAAATTCCTATTTTTAATTAAGTGTTGCGTTCCAAGCTTGAAAATAATCTGGAGTATAACTTAAAACTTTATAATGCATATAAACACCTTCTTTATCATTAAGACCTGCATTGTATGCAGTTGTAAAAGTAACAGTAATATTCATTCCACTACTTGAAACAGATGCAACATTACCTCCAACAGCTACTTCAGATAGACCAGAAATACTAGTTAAAGCAGCAAAAGTTAATTTTGCAAAACCTCCTTTACCTGATGTTTTGTTATATTCACCAGAAACAAACATTAACTCTACATACATAGGTCTCCATAAGTTAGCCTGTGAGTATATAGGTATAGATAATACATTTCCTGAACTTACACTTGGAATAGCTACTACACCTTCTGCATAATCTCCTGAACCTGAAGTACTAATTGAAGTGTTACTGCCAGAAGTTAGTGTTAGTTGATGTCTGTCAGACGTACTAGAAATTTGAAATTGAGATGTAGCAACAGCAGTAGTGCTACCTATCATAACCATGTTGCTTCCACCAACAATATTAAACATATTAGCTTCATCATCCGTTTCTACTCTAAAATCACAGTTTTGTCCACCTTCATTAAAAATATGGTCTCCATCAGTTGTAAGCGTATATCTATATTGACTGTTACTAGCATCATAGATAGCAAAAGCAGCTCCAAAAGAACCTATTTGATATTGCTTGTTACTTTGGTCAGTTTCAATAAAAGTAATTTTAGGTGTAGAAGTTGTTATTGTAGAAACTCCATCACCATCAATCTTAAATTTTTCAGATAATGTAACTGCTGCTCCAGCACTACCACTTGCTTGAGAATAAAAGTGTAGTTGTCCACCTTCTAATTTTATTGCAGAAGATTCGTTAGTTTCAATATTAGCAAAAGAACCTGTATCAGAATCAACATATAAATTATCAGTTAGCCATAGTCCATCAAGACCATGAGTACCTGTAGCGTTTTCACTAAATATATTTCCTTTTTGCCCTATATAGAATTGATTCCATCCTGAATGAGAATCTGTTTTAGCAGTTGTTCCAAATCCAAAAGTCTTTCCACTTACTTTTAAAGTACTTGTTATTTCTAAATTATTTGCAAGTGTTACATCTTCACTAGAATCAATAGTTATGGCAGTAGCGTTGCCACCATCAACAATACTAGGCGTACTAGATAATTCTATAGGGGTTTTCGTTAATGCCATAATCTATTTCTCCTTTTTAATTTAGCTAGGGCTGTTAGCTTCGTTAGCAGCTTTCTTAGCGTTCTTAACTGTAGTAGTCCATACTGCTGCACAAATGCCTTTCACTTCATCAGACTCACCTGATACGTCTGTATCTGTATGTGTCCAAGAGTCATCTTCATTTTTTACAGATGATACGCACTCAAGTACTTTCCTATGGAAAGACCTTGTAAGCTCTTTGTCATCTTCTTTGATAACAGTCGCTTCACGAATTTGGATTGCTTTGTAGTCTCCTACAACTTCAATCTTATCTTCTACTATTTCTTTTGTTATTGCCATTTTATTTTCTCCGGTCTGTATCTAGCATCCACTAGATATAAGGTTTATAAATGTGAGTACTTTCGTACTCGGTTTACACTTTCGTGTTCGTTAAAATCTGTTTTTGTTATGCCACATGATAAACACCTTGCACCATTACGTATCTTTGTCCTGTTTGATAATTTGCAGCACTTGTTGAACTTAGTGTAATTGGATAAAAATATGTGTTTCCATTTTCAATATATCCAACTGCAACATCTGATGCAAATGCTGTAGTATGGGCAAAAGTTACATGACCATAATAAGCACCAGCTTGAGCAAAAGGTAAACCAGTAAATTTAGCTCCCCCTGTTCCTACATTTGTAATATTTCTAGCTGAACTATAACCTACAAACCTTACAAGGTTTCCTATTTTTGTATAGTTAATAGTAAATGTATTACCTTCAGTTATTGTAGGAGCTGCTGTTATAGCACTCATTGTAAGAGTTGCTGTACCTTCTTCGTAGTCATCAAGTGCGGTAGCTGCTGCTGTGTCAGTACCAAAATGTATTCCATTTTTTGCTCTAACTAAACCATTGTTTTGAACTCTAAATAATTCTTCAACTGAACCATCATCATCTACCCTCACCCAAAAAGCTGGATTAGCTGAAGGTGTAGATTCTGTTGTTTGAATAATAGCACCATATTCAGTTCCTATATCAGCAGTTAGTGCATAACCTGTGCCAACACTATCTCCTATTCTAACTCCTCCAGCACTCGCTATAGTAAAAACTCTACCATCGTTACTAATAGGGTCTGAGCCTGTGCTTGTTCCTCTAAAGATATGAAAATTACCATATGAATCATCAGCAGGTCCTATTGCCCAGTCTCTTATTGCTGCATTAGCTGTGCTTGTGCTACCAAAATATAAAACTGGTGCTGATGCATATGAATTTGTATCACCTTCTATATGTAGTATTGAAGATGGACTCGCAGTTCCTATACCAACCTTACCTGAAGTCAAATTCAAAGTTTCTGTACTTGTTCCAGCTTTCATAGTATAGAACGACATCGAACCATCTTCAGTTCCATCTGAAGCATCTTTTACTTGAGTATAGATTTGACCATAAGCTATCTTTTCATCATTGTCATTTTCACCATAAAAATAAATAAGTCCTGTTGCATCATTATCGGCAGGGCTTCCAGAGTTTCTAAAAAGCTCTAATACAGGTCCTGCAGATGAATCAGCGTCAGTACTTGTTAAAATTAATTGGCTAGTATTATCTGCTGTACTAATAGTTATACCAGAATCTAAATCTAGTAATCCCGGTGAAACTTTTGTTATTGCCATTTGTTATCTCCTGCCTGAAGGTATATAGTCTACGTATAAACCATTAATTGTGTAAGGGGCTTTGGTGTCCTCACTAATAAATGTAAAATTGTTACTGTGTCCACTACCTAATAGTGGTACTCTTATAAGTGGATTCTCACCACCACCAAAGGTGTTTAAGTTAAATACAGCATCACCAAATTTAGATGGTGGATTAATAACTCCTAAATCAAATAATGTAGGAGGTTGTGCTGTATTTGTATCACCATAATTAAATCTAACTTGTACATCAGGCTCTACTTGTCCTTCTGTACCACAAGATACTTTTAGGTAATGTAAAGTTTTTAAAGTTCCTAAATCACCATAATCATAGTCAGGTGTTTCGTATCTTGCTAGGATTGTACCACCATCAAAATCATTTCCTGTATCGTGTGTATATATATATCCATCTGTATCTCCGTGATAATATCTTTCAATATTATTACTATCAAAACCAGAGTTAATTGCTGTTACTTCTATTCCTCTAGTTTCTGACCATTGAAATCCATCTGGTCTTAATGTTCCAATAATTCCTCGTTGAACATTATTTGAAAAACTTGTGTTTGTATAGAATAATCTATACTGTGACTTTTCTCTAATAACTGTACTATTAATAATAAATGTATTAATGTTTGTAGCTATATCAGTTACTAAAGGTTGTATAGCTTTACTTACAGTTCCTAATTCAACGTCACCAATTCTTGCTGTACCTGCAACTGTTCTCAATCCATCTGGTGCTAAAAATATTAAGTCACCACCAATCTCTTGAATACTGTAGCCACTTAAACAACCTACGTTTTTTGTGACTGGTACTATTGCAATGTTACTTGAATCATTTATATTTATAAGTTTAAATATACTATTGGTACAAAATATAAATAACTCATTACGGAAACCTTTAATGCCTTCTATTTGGTCTTCTAAAACAACTGCACCTGACCCTGTACTACTAAAGTCTGTTGGGTCTAAAGTTCCACTAAAATAAACTGTACTTAAATTGTCTTCTACTCCTGCTGCAATTAAGTGTTTATCATTTACTGTAACATATTTAACACCTTTAGTTCCAGTTACAGTAATTTCTTCTGCAAAGAAAGTTCTACTATCTAAAGCACCAGTACCTTCCATTCTAAAACTATAAGGTTTGTTTGCTCCATCTGCTATAATAACTTGACCATAATCAAATGTAGCTCCATCAAACAATGTAAATTGACATTGTCCTTGTCCTGTTCTTGTAAGTGTGCTTCTACCTGTAAAAGCTGTATGGTTATCTCCACTACTAGCGACAGAAGCTCTACCTATGTTTAACCAGTTTTGTCCATCGTTACTAAAAAATATTCCAGTATCTGCTGTAATAATTACTCCATCAGCATATGGAAATGTTCCAAGTATAGTAGTTGCACTTCCTGTAGGTCTTGTAGCATTTGTTGTACCAAACTTTGCAAAACCATTGATTCGTCTATAACCACCTTCAATAGATACTTCAAAGTTTTTTAGGTCTCTTGCTGAACCGGGGCTTTTAAGTAAATCTATTGAGTTTGATGATTTAACTAATCCTCCAGCACATGCAACAGTATATGGTTGCGATTGTGCCACTAGAAGTATCTCCTATCGTCTGTCATATATTTTGGTTGAGGATTCATCAAGTTAGATTTCATCTGTCTTAATTCTTTTTTATAATCTTCTAAAGCAAAAGCTGCTTGTTGAGCACTTTCTTTAAACTGCCATACATAGTATCGTACTCTAGCAGTTATAACATTTACATATTGTTCTGGAAATACAACTGTATCTCCGTGTGCACTTAACTTTGTAGGTTTGTCAAATGCATAAAAATGTATGTTGTAAACTTTGTCTGGTATTGGACTTAATCCAAATTTTCTAGAATCTGGAGATTTAATAACAAATTGTGGTTCTCCATAATTTTGTGTATCTGCATCATCTGCATTATCACCGTCTCTATAATAACGTTTCCAATCTGTTAATGTTAAAAATTTTAAACCTTTAGAAACAAAAGGTGAACTTTCTCCACTTACATTGATTGTGGTAACATAAAAATCATCCCAATCAATAGAAGCGTAGTCATTTGCAATATTAGAACTGCTTTCTTTTAACTCGTACCATCTTGTTCCTGCAGTTGTAGCAACAGTTACGTTACCATAGAACGGGTCTGTTGAGCCACTTTCACCTACTGCAAAGAAAGGTAACTGAGGTTCAGCGTTTGCAATATCAAATATAGACTTATTAACTGCATCTTTCACAAATTGTTGTAAACCTACAGCACTTGCAAAGTTTGCTGATGTAAGAGGAATCTCATTTAATTCTCTTAATATTTCGTTAGTTATGTCTAAATATGTTGTTGCCATTATTTTTTGCCTTTAGCTTTACCTTTAGCGTTACCTTTAGCTTTTTTCTTTGCGGTTTTACTTAGCTCATTAAAATGAAAAAGTCTTACACTTGTTTTAGTATGAGATTTATTTGTATGTAGCTGACCATTAGGCATTTTATGCATACTGCCTTTATGCTCAGTACCATCTCTTTTATAATGTTTTACACCTTTAGCCATGATTAATTTGGTTCAGCCATAGGTGTATTATCCATTACTGGACCACCATCTGTATATTGAACTCTTCCACCACCATACATCATGTCTTTTTTCTTTTTCATACCCGGCATCATACCTTTCATCATTCCTTCTCTTTTTTCTTTTTTAGAAGGTCGTCCTACTGAGCTTCCGTATGTTCCTTTTCCCATTGGCATAATTATTCTCCTTATATTAAATTTAAAAAGTGGAGGAGTCCGAAGACTCCCCCGAATTGATATTAGTCAATTACATAGAATGCACTAACAAGAGCTTCTTCTCTAAGTACTTTCGCACCATAGACATGAAGACCTCTAACAATATCACCAAACGATGTTGGGTCTCTCAACACTTCTGTTGAAAGGATAGTGTTAGCAGTAGCAGTTGAACTCATATGTCCAGCCATTACTTTACCAGTAGCATTAGATGTAGCAGCAATGTTATTAGATTTGTACATATCAAATCCTCTTAACTTACCACTTGACACTAATCCATTTCTAATTGAACCTTGACCTGCGTTGAAGTCAACAGACAATAGTTTAGAACCAGACTGTGCTAATTCTTCATAGAATGAAGGAGGAGCAACAAACCATCTACCTTCTTCAGGTACATTTTGGTCGTCTAGTAATCTAGCCATTCTAGCCATAAGGTCAATAGCATCAACACCAGTTCCGTCAGAGCCTAATAGGTCTACAGAATTAGTTGCGTGAGACATAGTAGCATCAGCAGTTGCACTATCTGAACCAATAATATGGTCAGGTGAGCTAGATGAACATCCACTAAACATAGTTGCTAATACAGCAGCATCGTATGAATCTTTAAGAGCATACGCAGCAGAGCTAGAAGCTACTTCTTTAAAGTTGACATGTGACATATTTGTTTCAATATCATCTACGATGAATTTGAAAGCTTTAGCACTATCAACAACCAAAGTAATTTCTTGGTCTGTTAGTCTAGTTTCAGTTGTGTCTGTATTTCTTGTGTAGTCTGACACAGAAATTACAGGTTCTTTAATAATCTTTACAGAGTCTCCGAAAGAGGCAATTTCACCAGCATAATCTGTGTTGGTGATAGCTTCTACAACCGAGGCTTTTCTAAAGAAGTTTAAAACCTTTTTAGAGTAAACCGAAGGTAAAAAGAAACTATTAGTTTGTCCACTTACGGAGTTTGCAAAGTTAGCATTTGTATCGGTTGAGGGTTCAAAAAATTGAGCCATGATACTTCTCCTTTAAGTTAATATAGTTTATTTTGTGATTCTGCCTTCTTGCATAGCATCTGATATTTCCTTTTCGTATTTATCAAATTCTGCCATACTCAATGCAGCAATCTCCCTTTCTGACCAAATTTTCTCCTGCTTGGGGTCAACTGTTGTTGTTTTAGTTGATACCATATCTGCAGCAGACTTGGTCGGTTTAGAAGATGACTTAGTCGTTTTAGGAATTTCTATCCCTACATCACGCTTAAATAAATCTAAAGCACGAGAAGCTAAATCGGCATCGTCAACATTTGAGTATATCCAATCTTGAATAGACTTAGGTTGTTCCTTTGCCCAATCATGGAAATCATCGCTGTTTCTAATATCCTCAAAATCAGGATGTTTTTCCACTAACCTTTTTTCTGCATCTTGTTGTATTAACTCTTGTTCACGTTCTTGGAGTTTACTAAGGCGTTCTTCTAGAACTTTTGCTTTAGACTCCGATTGCATATGTGCAACAGTTTCTACAACTTCATAAACATCAGGATAATTATTTTTAAACTCTTCTAGTTCTTCTTCAGATTTAGGAGCAACATATTCAGTTCTATTTTTAGTAGCTTCTTCTATTAGCTCTTGTTCTCTGGATTTAAACTCATTAAGTTTAGAATCATAATGTTTTTTTAAATCATCGTAACGTTTTTTGTAGTCTGGTCTTTTATAAGGAGTATCCTTTTTAGTTTCCAGTTCTTCTCTATTTACACTTCCTTCAGCTTCAATATCATTAATATCGTTACTGTCAAAAAGTTTATTTTTCTCAGAAGGTTCTTCAAAAAACATACTTTGAGATGATACAAAAGGTTTATCATCTTTATCGTGCCAATCTTTTCTTGCGTTATAAGGATTTGGCTTTTCCTCTTTTTGGACTGTATTAGTCATTTTCTTTTCTCCTAATCAGGGCTTCATTAACAAGGTAGCTATATGTGCACTATAGGGCTTGTCTTGTAAAGGTCGCCTTTCGGTTTTATATTTAATAGAGTGCCTACGCTAATAGGGTAGCTCTATCACTATTTAGCTACGAACATATCTTGATTGTGTAGATGGGTCCATCATACGTTTTTTAATTTCATCGTCTACCATATCATCCTCTTCAGGAACAAAGCCCCTTTCAAGTACAACAGTTTGACGTTGAATATTTTCGTCAATTTCTTCCTCTCCACTATCAAGCAATCCGCCTGTAGCAACTTGTTGTCTTTCATCTGCTTTAGCTTCAGCTTCTTTCATCATTGACATTAAATTGTCACTTCCGATTTCTTCTACAGCTTTTGCAGTAAAGACAAATTCTCCATCCGATAACCTAGCAGGTATCGAATCAGAGACTCCTGAACCCGGACCTTCAACAGGACCAGACCCAGCAAATTCTTGAGCTACATCTACTACTTTATCAAATAGTATTGATAGCTCCATATCTTGTTCTAGTCTTGACATTAGCATCATTTCTTCTTCTTCTGTTAATGCTTTGTCAATTATAAATTGCATGTAATCTTCTTCCATTTCATCATCTGAAGTCATCATACCACCGTCTTGTTTTAGCATTCTAGCTACAAGGTCAGGCTCTTCTGAATGTAATTTTTTTAAACCTTCATTAGGTAATGGTTTACCACCATGAGATTTTTTGACTTTTGGAAGTACATCGTTTGAAATAATATATTCTAGACCAGCATCTTTTATTCCTTTATTTGCCATGTCTAATAATTGTTCGTTGGTGTAATCTCCACCCATTTGATTATTTGCTTTACGCATTTCAATAAATAATCTTTTACCTTGGTTACTATCTCCAAGACTCATTTTTAATCTAGAGAACATACCACCTCCAGAGTTAAAATATTCGTCACCATACTCTTGTAAAAATTTAACTTCATTAGCAACCATAGACTGTAATCTTGAGTCAAGAACATTTTCATTTTTACCACTATCGTCTGGACCACCTGTGGCTTTCATTATACGATACTTTTTAGTATCATCATCTAAAATACTTCTTTGTTTATCTGCCATTATATTTCCTCTTCTTTCCTCAGTAATGCTTCTTTAACTTGTAAGTCCAGTTGCTCCAACCGCACCAGAGAACTCACTTTCCCCTGCAACCGGAACATTTCCAGTTCCGATGTTGCCACCGCCAGTCCCTGTAACTCCAAGGTCTTGAGGTTCTTCAGGTACTCCTTGAACTCCTCCCATTGGGGACTGTTCACTAAGGGGTTGAGCTTCTTGGCTGTTTGTTTGTCCAGCATTTTGCATTCCTATTATTTGTGCCATGATAGCTGCTTCTTCAGGGTCATTGAGTATTTCATCAGGGTCTAAGTCTAAGCTATAAGCAAGTTCACTAACCAATTTAGAAATTTTAACAAATGGTGCAATAGCAGGACTTTGTGCAGTTTGTAAGAAAGTAGTAAGTCTTTGACTTCGTACTTCTTTCTGCATCAAGCTATTTGTACCAGTAGCTCTAACTTCTAAATCACCTTTAACATCCAAATCATCTTCTAAGAATTGCATGTTCCATTGGAAATAAGCTTCTCCTAATGGTTTCAATAAAAAGTCATCAAGATTTTTGACAACAGTTTTAATGTTTAAACTAGCTGCTCCAAGTAACATTGACATACCAGAAGCAGTTCTTGTCATACTTTGAACACCTGTTTGTCCGTGTGAGTATGATGGTATTCCTGTTTGTTCGTCTGCAAGTTGTCTAAACTTATCAAACATCATTAAATTTTCTTGAGCTGTATTTGGAAACTTTAAACCATGTATGGCTTGTCCCGGCATTCCTGCTTGTCTACGGAATATTTTTCCGGGATATATTTCCATAGATTGTCCACCAACTAAAGCAGACTCATCTACATCAAATACCAATGAACCAGCCATTGCCAGATTATCAATAGCCATTCTTGCATGACCATTCATAATTTGTTGACTATCATCCATATTTTCTGCTATACCAATACCAAAAAAGTTATATGGGTTTCTTTCGTATGGGAATGAATGATAAGGGATTCGGTATGGTGTAAATGGATTGATTACAGCTCTAAGTAAATAATGTCCGCATGTCCATACATTTACTTGTACTTCATCTAAATCATCTACAGTCTCATCTAATTCAATTCCAACTTCTCTTGCATATTCAGCATCCATGATACCCCAATATTCAAGAACTTCAAAATTAGAACTATATTCTTCATCAGCTCTAACATCATCTTTTAATTGTGATTCAAAATCTTTTTCTACGTAATTAGCACCCATTTGAATTGCATTACGTATAGCATCTTCATCAAAGTAAGGCATGTGTCTTAGTTGCCTTAATTGACTTCTGTTCATTTTGTGTCTATGGATAACGTATTCACATTCTTCCATATTAGTTGCATTTGGGTCAGGATAAAAATCCCAGCAACTTACAAATTCAATTCTTGGTACTCTAACTTCTAATGGATTATAATTTCTATTTCCGTTTTCACCAACATCCCATTTATGAAGTTTTTTATTAAAATTAAATGGTCCTTTTACAATCCCTGTACCGAGTAAAGAAGATTCTAAAAGAGCATTTCTTATTTCTGATGACCCGTTTGATTCTTCAATTTGGTCATGTATTAATTTTTCCATTCTCCTTGCAGCTCTTTGTGCAGGAGATAATTCTATTGCTTGAGGGTCTGGACTTGCACCATCTGATAATATACCAGCATCTTCAGCTTGGTCTTCTAAACTATCTTGAAATACACCGTTATAAAACGTAGCTCCGGGTTTTAAAGCTTTCCCATCTCCTTCATAACCAACATCATATGGACTTACATAATCAACAGAGTTACCGTTGACATCCATTTCAGGTTCAGAAGTTTCTAAGCTAGGTGTAGGATTGTTTATATCTAGATGAGCATAATCCGTTTCACCTTCTGGTATTTTAGTTTCCTGTACTCCGATTGGAAACTTACCAGTTCCAAAGATAACATCTACTAATTGACCAAAAGCAGCAAGTACTTTTGTTTTAGTTATCTTTACAAAGATTCGAGACTTTTCAGATTCTCTAAACTTAACAGAACGATTATACAAGCCTCGATAATTTTCGTAAGCTTTTAACCATCGTGTCTCATCTGTTTGTCTAGCTTCTTCAGCTTGAGCATAACGACCTTTAATTATTCCAATTAAGTTTCGTTGCTGGTCTTCTTCTAAAGTTAGTTTAACTCCAGATTCGCCTTCTACTTCTTCATAAACAGAATTAGCACTTAGAAATGTATTATCTTGTTCTGCCATACCTTAATATCCAAATTTAGAGTCAGAAGGTCTGTACATCTCTCGTTTCAATCCTCTGATTCTTTCTAATGGGCTTTCCATTCTAGGTCTACTCATTATCATATAACGTAACGCATCGTATGCGTGGTCCGAAGCATGTGTATCAACATCTTCAGGATTCGTTTTTGAAAGAGGGATAGATTGTAATTCTCTTATTAGATTAGGACACGTATTAAATATCTGTAACCTTGGTCTACCGTTCTCTTTAACTTTTAAATATTCATGTATTTGAATTTTACCTTGTATTCTATTCTTATCAGCTCGTCTTAATTTATGACCAGCTCTTACCAAGGATTCACCTACAGTTGGACCAGTTGTACCTGTTTTTGCCCATGCTGCAGTATCCAATACACCATTCACCGAAAATGGGTCTTCCATTTCCATATCTGTTATTATACTACCTAATTCCTCACCTGTCAAGCCTTTTTTGTATAATTCTCGATAAATTATTAAAGTTCCGTCATTTATGTCTAAAATTCCCCATAAACAACAGCTTTCTGCAGCATACCCATAGTCAACTGATTTAACTCTTTCCCAGTTTATTGGTAGCTCAAATGGTGTAATTACATGTACAGTTGGGTCAAATTCTACAAAAGCAGCTCCTTCAGCTACATCCCAGTTACCTTCAAGGAGTTGCCTTCGTTGAATTGGTGGTAATGATTTCAGCATTTGTTCATACACACCATCTTCAGAAAGGTATGGGTTATCTGCTAACTTAGCTGGTATGAACTTCCTACTTAATCCATCTTTACCCTCAAAGCTTGTATTATGTTCGACAGGTTCAATGTATCTTTTCTTTACCCATTGTGAACCAACACCACCGGGGTTAGCTGTACAACGTAGGTATGTTTTTATTTCAGGGTCTGTTGTTCTAAGACGTGATGCTAAATAGTTCCATGCAAACTCTGTAGGTAAGTGAGTTATCTCATCAAACCCTATCCAACTGTATGCTTGTCCTTGGTATCTATATACATCTGCATCTCGTTCTAAGAATCCAAACTCAACCTTTGCACCGCTTGGGAAGTTCCAAAGTTTTTCTACTTCACGAAACTTAGCACCCGGAAATGCTTGTGGATATAGTTCACGAGACTTATCAATCATCTCACGTAACTCTGGCATAGACCTTCTAAGTATTAAAGCTCTATGTGCTTTACGATGTGCATAACGTAGTGGGTCTACTAACATCGCATAAGACTTACCACCACCTGCTGCTCCACCATAAAGTACATCTTTCTCACCAGCAGCAAGAAAGTCTGTTTGCGGTCCTTCGTTTGGATGAAACAATACATTGTGTTGGTCTAACTGTTCTTTAACAGCTTTAGGAAGTGTGTCCAAATCTTCAGGACTGACCACTCCTTCTTTTGTATTGTCTAGTTTTTGAAGTGTTTCTTTTTGTTTTTTAAAAGATTTCTTAGCGTTTTGTAGCTTTTCTTCAAGCTTCTGAATGTTTTTTTGTTTGCGAGTAATCGTATTACGAGCTACGGATTCCGCATCTTTTCTAGGTCTTCCACCTTTTTTTCGTGGTGTACCATCTTTATTTTTTACAAAATTGCCTTCGCTATCTTGTACATAAAGATGAGGATTAACTTCCCAGTCTTTCGCTTCGTAATCCATATTTTTTATCTATGTGTTTCTTCAGCCCCGGACTTGAAATTCGTCTACCTGTTTTATATTCTAACCAATCACAAGCTGCTTGTAGTGATACTTCTTCATTGACTACCATATTCTCAGCAATCTGTAAAGCATCTAGTTCTTCTTCAACAGGTTTCAAGTATGTACTTGATTCGTCTACTAACTCATATCCAAATGGTATTGTAGATGAAGTTCGTTTAATATATTCATTTGTCATATTGTCCTCTACGTCTAAGTTCATTATGTATCTTTTGCCTTAGTTTAGGTTTTAAATGACGAGATTCTAATTCTTTTAGTAAATCTTCTTTACTTGTATTTTTAATATAGTAATGCTCAACAGTTGTTACACCAGTTTTCCGGTCATATTTTTTGACTGATGGCTTAAACTTTGTAGGCATTTACTTTTTCTTTGGTGTAGTCTTCTTCGTTGTCTTAGCCTTAGTTGATGCTTTTTTTTTCTTCGCTGTCTTAGGTTCACTTTGTATTACCTTGTTAGCAACTTTATATATTCTACTTGCTTTCATTAGTTTGTGAAAATGCTGGACTTTCTGAGAACACCACTTTTTCCACAATTTAAGTTTCTCAGAAAGCCTCTTACGCATACCCAGTAGCCAATCAGCAACTAAGTTAATCTTTTGTTTTATCATTTTTTACTCCCGATTTTTTGCCAAAAATCTTGTCGAAATTGTCTTTGTACTGTTGTGAATATACTCCGGGTCTAGGTCTTGCACCTTTACCACCATCACTTTTACCATAAATACTCCTCCTTAATGGAACAGCATCTTTGCTATCGTCAGTACCTATTTGTCTACCCATAATAATTATGTTGTCGATGTGCGACTTTTTCTTCCCAATTTTCTATAGCTTTACAAATACTTTCCTCTGCTAACACACTACAATGTAGTTTGATAGGAGGAAGTTCTAAAGCTTCGGCAATATCTTTATCTTTTATTTGTTTTGCTTCGTCTATAGTTTTACCTTTCAGCATATCTACAAACATAGTACTTGATGCAATAGCAGAACCACAGCCATAAGTTTTAAACTTAACATCTTCTATGATGTCTCCGTTTAACTTTAACTGTAATCGCATTACATCACCACATGCAGGTGCTCCTGTCATACCAGTAGCAACATTAGGGTCTTGGGGATTAAACCTACCTACTGAGTGTTTTTCAGGTTCATTGAGTACACTCTCAAACCTGTCAATTACTTTTTGTGAGTAAGCCATTTACCACTTTACCTTGTCAGCCCAATAAGCTGCTGACATTTTACCTCGTTTAATGTTCTTTGCATGACGAGCTTTAAAAGATTTACGTTTTGCTTTCATTCGAGCTGATTCTCCTGCTTTAGGTTTCCCTGCAGTCTTAGCTCCCTTTTGTCCAAACCTAATTGTTTTTATTTTATCACCTTCTTTAGCAACAACAATATGAGATTTTTTAGGATGATTAGGAGTACGTTTAGGTTTGTTAAAACCACTAACTCCTGCTCTAGCTAATCTTGGGTCTTTCTTTTTAGCCATTATCTTTTTTTCCCCTTATGTAATCCATGTCTTGCGTGTTGTTTGCCTTTTTTGGTTGCTTCTCTTTTCTTTTTATTAGCTGCTGCAAGTTTCTTACGACCTGATGCAGTTGATTTAAGTTTCTTTATAGTCGCTGCAGGGGCATAGACTTCTCCTGTTTCAGAAGATTTCTTACCACTAGCAGTTCTCCATTTCTGGTCTGTCCACCTTTTGAGAGACTTTTGAGACTTTTTAAGTGCCACTATTTGTAACCTCCGCCTTTGGCTTTGTACTGTTTAGCTAACATCTGAGCCTTACGAGCACTCCATTGTCCGGGCTTACCGCCTTTAGAACCGGCTTTAATTCTTTCAAATAGTCTTTTACGCATGGTAGGTTTAGTATAGTTACCTGCTTTATTTACTGTTGATTTCTTTTTAGTCGTTGTTTTCTTTCTAGGCATTAGTGTATTGTCTCCTCAAATGAGAGTTCAGTATGGTAAGAATTACCAGAGTCGTCAACTACTATTGTATCTAACTCACCAACTAACTCTAATCCGTTCTGTTCTGCAGCTTTTATAGCTGTGTCCATGTTTTCCGCTATAATGTTAGGTCCAGCATATGTTTTACCGTACATAGTTAATTCAGTTAAAAATACTTTCATGTTATTTATTCCTCAACTATATCTTCGTACACACCGTCAGAAGTCTGTTTCAACTCCACAGTTTGTTTTTCTGGTAATATAAATATACCTCCACTAACATTATGGTCTACTTGAACCTTATCTGTCTTAACAACACCAGCTCTATCCAGTATAGTTTGTGCAGCTTGTAACTTATAGTTAGCTTGTGGCACAGGTCTATCTGAATTAAGTACTTCAATTAACTTAAAGGCAGCAGTAGGTGCTTCCCTAGCAAGTACGTCTGAGGCTAAATCTACTACTTCATGTTTAAGTGATTTCAAGATTTGATAGTGATTACCTGAGTATCCTGCAAGTTCTGCGGACTTTTTAAAATCGCCCCGTGTTTCCACGAGGTTATCTAAAAAAGATTGTTGCTTCTCCGTCAAGTTTCTTTTCTTTTCCGGTAAGTAAGACATGCCTATTATTATATACGCCATTTACCAGTTTGTCAAGCATTATCTGCATATTTAAAAATAATTTCGATAGTACTTGACAAAAGGTGTTCTGAGATGTATAATGAGTGTAACGATACCCCCCGTTACATACCAGTATAATACCCCATAAAACTACTTTACAAGCTTGTCAAAAAATATATGAATCTTTGCACGATTGGAAAGTGGTTTGACGGTTAGGCGGTCATCTGGTTAACGTCTAAAACTGGCTAGAAATGTATGAGATTTAGTATATATGCCACCCACCCCCTATGGCACTCTGCCTACCCCTCAAAGCTTATAGCTACAACGTTTAAACTTGATACACTTGCAAAGCGTGGCAAGATTTACGGGCTACTTTTCAAGCTGTACAAAATTTATACAGTTGTAAAGCTGTACAAAAATTGTACAGTTTCTAAAACTTGCAAAGCTAGTTAATGCGTTTGGCAAGTTGTACAAAATTTATACAGTTTATATTTCAAACTTTTCAACTTGCAAAGCGTGGTAAAACCACCCCTAAAAATAAATTAAAGTTTTTTCATTTTGGGGGTTGTGTTTAAACTGCTTTTCGGGTTAAAATACTCTTATGTTTAACAATAATCAAAAGGAGTATATAAACATGAAACTATTAGAAAATAAAACTAGAACCCGTGAAGAGTGGCTTGTTGATGGAATGGCAAAGCTTGTAAAACAAGTATTTGAACCAGTAGATATTGAAGTTCCAACAGATATAAAAGTGAGTTGTGGATTTCCCGCAAGTGGCGGAAGAAGTGGCTCAAAAAATCAAGCAATAGGCGTATGTCATAATCGCAACAGCTCAGAAGCTGGAGTAAATGAAATATTCATTAGCCCCGTTGTTAGTGATTCTATTCAAGCTCTTGACGTTTTAAGCCATGAGATGATTCACGCTGTTGATGACTGCAAGAATGGGCATAAAAAACCATTTAAAGATATGGCGGTTAAGATTGGCTTAACTGGGAAAATGACTGCAACAGTTGCTGGAGATGAACTAAAAAAGAAACTAGAGCAAATTGTTTCAGAGTTGGGAGACTATCCCCATGCGGAAGTTTCAACAGCTAACAAGAAGAAACAAAGCACCAGAAATATAAAAATGGAGTGTTCATCTTGTGGGTTTGGTTGGAGAGCATCAAAGACCATGATAGCCAGAATGACTAACACAATTTGTAATGGTTGCGGAAGTGATACCCTAGAGATTGTTTAAACTCTCTCTAAAAATTAGCCCCTTAATTGGGGCTTTTTTTTGTCTTGAATTTCTCACACTTGCAAAGCGTTTAAACTTTACCCCTTAATCATTCAAGCTAATTAGAGCCGTTTTAAGGGCTTGTTTGTCTATCTGATGTTATGCCCTTAACTACTTGCTAAACGTTCAATAGAGAGCATTTAAAACGTTGTATATTTATACAGTAATTTAGTTAAATAAACTTAAAAAAACTATTGCATTTTATTTGTAAAAATGTTAGTTAAAAAAATCACTAGCACAAATTGACAGAGAACACAAGCAATTTAATTAAAATAAATTTAAAATAATTTGATTAAAACACTTGCAATGTGATTAATAATTTTATAAGGTGTTCATATTGTTTAATTAATTACAAATATCAAAGGAGGTTTAAACAATGCGTGTACAAAATATGACAAGTGCAAGAGGTAATAAAGTGGCGAACCAGTTTATTATAAATGATAAAGGCGAGGAATATTTCCAAAGTTATAGAAGTATAATTGCTAAGAAATCACAAGGTAAAATATATCTTGATGAATATTTTTGGGATTATTCAACGACTACAGGAAAATACAGAAATCAATTTCTAAATGAGGGCATAGCCGACACAAGGAAAAAGATTCAGAGTGGTGAATATATATTAACAGACTTAAACAACTAGAGGAGGTTTAAACATGATGAATAAATTAAAAAAAGAGTGGACAATTTTTCAACAGGATTTTAAAAGACAGGCAGATGATAGCTTGATATTTAGAATAAATTGGTATATATTAAAACCAATAGCAATAGTATTAGTTATTATTGCGATAACAATTATATAAACTAAAGGAGGTTTAAACGTTATGATTAAAATATACAGAGATACTTTCACACCGAAGAAAAAGTTTAGGCATATCAATATCTTAGGCTTTAAATTTAGAGTGAAGACTTACGCAAGAGATTCAATTACTAAGTATAATATTTATACAGATAGGCAGGGCTTGGGGTTGAACTTTAGAAGAATGAATGTTAAGATATATAGAAGTTAAAAACTTAAGGAGGTTTAAACACTATGAGTAAAGAAGGAACATATTTAATAGAAATAGAAAGGCACTACTTCGCAACAATAGAAGTAGATGCAGACAGCGAGACTCAGGCAAAGCGATATGCTTTCTCTGATGAGAACCAACACATAGCCAATAGAAACGAGGACTATTTTGAGGGGTGGCACGAAGAAATACACGAGGCAAAGGTCATAAGATTCAAAAGCTATGAAGAACAATATCCAGAAGATGAGGAGGTTTAAACGTTATGGATAAAATATTACTTATAAAAAGAAATCTAGCAGAAATTTGGGCATGGGATGATGTAAACGATTATAATGCTAAAGATTGGATAGCTGATTTGGTTGCAGATTATTATGAAGATAGTTTGCCCAACACAAGAGAAGAACTTAAAGAATATTTAATAGAGCAAAAGTCTTATGATGAAGATGATGCAGAAGAATTAATAAAAGATTTAGAAGGGGAGGTTTAAACGTTATGGACATAAATGAGTATATGGATTTCAGATGGCAAGAAGATAACTGGACTGATTTAGAGCTAGAAGAAGGTGTAAATGTAGATGTAAATTTCTGGACAGATGAGAAATCTGGTAGACAATATGTGGCTTTTTATCCGACCTTTACTAACCATGAAGGGTGGAGAGAAACAAATGCAACAACACCAATAGCAAAATATAGAGTAATAAGGGAGGAGGTTTAAACATTATGAACGTAGATAGCGACAAACCAAGATACATTGAGTGTATCTATCAAGCACCAATTACTTTTGATTTAGAAGAAT